GCTACACCAAGTCCGAGTCCGACACGCGCTATCCCTTCAAGGGCAACAACTCCATCATCCGTCTGAATGGTCAGACCATAAACGCAGACATTACGATTGACAGCGACGAAAACGGTGTGTCGGCAGGGCCGATTACGCAGAGTGCTACCGTCATTGTTAACGGATATTGGAGCATCGTATGACCAGCGTATTGAATGTAAACACGATTGCTGACAAGGCGGGTACGGGACCGGTTGAACTGACAAAACAACAAGCAGCAAAGGCGTGGGTTGAGTTTAATGGAACAGGTACAGTTGCCATTTCAGATAGCTTCAACATCAGTGGCTTAACGGATGCTGGCACGGGTTTGTATAATTTGACGTTTACTAACAGCATGAATAACGCAGGTTTTGCAAGCACAGGAGCCGCTGGTGAACGTGATAATGCTGGCGGCAACCGTAGTTGTGGACTTCGCGCAAAATCCACTGGCGGTCAGAATATTCGTGGATTTCGTGACGGTGTGTCAGCAGATGATTTTCCTGAATTATGTTTCCACACAATGGGGGATCTCACATAATGGCTAGTGAACTGCGAGTAAATACTCTAAAAGATGCCAGCGGGAACAACAGTGTGGCTACATCTGTGGTGTCCAACGGCACCGCAAAGGCTTGGATAAATTTCAATGGCACTGGAACTATTGCAACAAGAGGGTCGTTTAATGTTGCATCTATTGCAGATGAAGGGGTTGGCGCATATCAAACCAACTTAACATCCGCAACCGCAGATGCGAATTACGCTGTTACAGGAAGCGCGGGTGGTTCTGGCACTCCGTCCGGTTGTTGGCATTCCACAGGTTTTAATGCAAACAGTTATAATACTTCTAATACAACATCTTCTTTTCATCAGCAGATATATTACACCACCAGTACAATCGCGGACGTTGAATTTATATACTCATCCTTAAACGGAGACCTCGCATGAGTAAGGCCGCAGAACTCGCCGCACTGATTGGTTCGCAGACGGCGTTGTCGAACAGGAACCTGATTATCAACGGTGCGATGAAGGTGGCGCAGCGGGGTACGTCGAGCACTGGCCTTCATGACTCTGGTTATTACACAGTTGACAGGTACAGTTTAATTTTCGGCAATGAGGATGAGTTGCGCGTAACTATGACGCAAAATTCTGTTACCGACCTAGCCGGTTTTGCTAATTCTTTGAAGGTCCAAACTACCACCGCTGAAAGCGCAATAGCCGCCGATGAAAGTTACTACATCATCAATCGTTATGAAGGCCAAGATTTTCAACAGCTAAAATACGGCACATCAAACGCACTTTCGACAACACTTAGTTTCTATGTGAAGTCGTCGGTAACCGGCACTTTTGCAGTGGCGATCTACCAGACTGACGGTAATGACATCATTGGGTCAACCTACACAATCAACTCTGCTGATACTTGGGAACGCAAAACAATCACCTTTGCTGGGAACACTCTCGCGGCAATCGTAGATGACAACACCAATGCAATTATGATTGATTGGTTTTTGGCGGCTGGCTCCAACTTTACATCAGTAAACAACACTAGCTGGGGTGGGTATGAGACGGGCAAGCTGGCCTATGGACATGGCACAAATGCAGTGGCTACCACTACAAATGCTACTTGGGAAATAACAGGAGTGCAGTGGGAACTTGGCGAACAGGCCACGCCGTTTGAGCATCGGTCGTTTGGAGATGAGTTGCAGAAGTGCAAACGATATTTTTTTCGGACTGGCGCTTTTAGTTTTTACCCTGTTGTAAGGTGGAATTCAGATGCTGGGCGGCCCCTTACTCAATACAACATGCCTGTAACTATGAGAGCCGCCCCATCTGTTTCAATAAGTACATCTTTTACAAGTGGACAATATTACAGCGGAACACCTGAATTTGGCGATCAAAACGTAAATAACTTTTACATAATGAGCAGCCAAACCAGTGCTTCTGCGGGCACCATTTATTATTTACATTCCGGGGTGCTTGATATTACTGCGGAGTTATAGACATGAGTGAGATGAACATTACAAGCGCACAATATGTTGCACATCCTATTGATGGCACTAACTCCAGCATCAAAGCTACCATTGACGGTGTGGAGATGTATGTGCCTATTAATGATGCTGACAATAAAGAAAGCGCAGAAATACAACGACAGATCGCAGCCGGTGAGTTGACAATTCAGGACGCTGACTGATGTTTGCCGTTAACGCGTTTGCGGAAGAATCTTTTGCACACGCGGGGGCGGTTGCTGGCGGAGCCTCAACGCTTTCTTCTAATTTTATACAAACTAGCGACAGCATTGTATTGGGGTCGGCATCTGCACAGATGGTCGGCACCTCCAGTGCCATTAATGTTGGCGTTGGCATTCTGGTTGGAAATACCACTGTAAGCTCCGCGTTCACAGAGTCCGCCGCCGGTGCAGGCATATTTGTGGGCACTTCCACACAGCAAGCAAATTTCACTAAAACATCTGCGGCAGTGCGTTTGCTTTCTGCAACAACTTCCCAGAGCGCAAACTTCACACAAACGGCAAATGCTATAAACGTCCTCTCTGGGATTTCTAGTCAATCCGCTAATTTTGTAAAGACGACGGATGCTCTTCTACTGGGGTCGTCGGTAGCGAACTTGTCTTCGACGTTTGATCAAACCACAAATGCGGTTGGAATTTTTGTTGATTCAGCTTCTTTGTCTGCGTTGTTTGAACAGACCAGTGTACCCACGCGCATTCAACCAGCTACATCTTCGATGGAAGGCACGTCATCTGCGCTATCTGTTGGCGTCGGTGTTCTTGTTGGCATCTCTACGGTGTCCTCAATCTTCACGCAGACAGCAGTGCCGGTTGCAATCAGATCCGGAATATCTACACAAGTTTTCAACGCAACGCAGGCAGCGGCAGGCGCTCGTATTCGCAGCGAGGCCGCTGAACTGTCAGCCTTATTTGAGCAAACTGGCATCGGCACTCGTATACAGGTTGCCTTGTCTGAACAAGAGTTTGGTTTCACACAAAGCGCTCTTGGCGGGTTAATTATTGCAGGGACTTTAGATATTGTATTCTTAGTGGTACAATCTGCATTAGGGGAACTAAAGTTTGTTCCTGTTGATGCAGGTCAGGATGTAGAAACGTGGTCAAATATCACGCATACTGGTGATACTTGGACAGATGTCAGTGCATCGGGTACAACTGAGTCTTGGACAAGCATTACGCATAGTGGCGACACTTGGGCAGATGTGGATGCGAGCACTGACGCAGAAACTTGGACAGAAGTGGTAAACTAAATGGCTTCTACATATACAACAAACACCGGCATAGAAAAACCCGGTTCCGGTGAACAGGCGGGTACTTGGGGTACGACCACCAATACCAACTTTGATATTATCGATCAAGCTCTGCACGGGCAGGTATCCCTTGCTATTACTGGCAGTCGAGATTTGGAAACTGCCGACGGAGCAACAAGCGATGGCGCAAATACCGTCATTATATTAACCGGCACCCCCGGTTCAACTTTTGAGTTGCGTGTAACGCCAACTGATCAAGAAAAGTTTTATACCATTAGAAACGAAACTGACGCAGCGTGTCATGTTATTTACAAAGGCGTGACTTACTCGGCCTCAACTGGCGTTGAGATTGCAGCAGGCTCTACACAAGCTGTAACAGGTGACGGCGGCGAAGGATCGGGGAAGTTCAAAAGTCTAACTGGCGCTCTGGTAAATGATTCGGCTCCGCAGCTTGGCGGTAATTTAGACACGAATAGTAATAATGTCCTTTTCGACGATGCACATTTCATTGGCGATGAGAATGGAAATGAGCAGATCATTTTCCAAACCACATCATCTGCCGTAAATCAGATTGACGTTACTAATGCCGCGACAGGCAACGCTCCGCAAATATCGGCTACTGGGGGTGATTCCAACGTCAACCTAAAGCTGGCCGCAAAAGGGACGGGTAAGTTAGAGCTTGCCTCTGATCTGCAAGTTAACGGTACTACGAACAACTGGACAATCGAAGTAGATTCTAATGATCACTTGATTTTTAAATACAACGGCACTGCGGTTTTAGCCATACAAGATACCGGGGTGGTAATTGCTAAAGATGATATAACAGCGTTTGGTACGGTGGCGTAAATGAGCAATAACCCACCCCTTTTAGGCGGCGGAGCGGGTAGCGAAATTTCATTTTCAACTTTACGCGATTTTTATGGCGACAGTAACCCTGTGTCTCTTTCTGAATTTACTCGTGGTGGCAGTTTAGTAGCTTCTACTTTTGCAGGGGCGTCTACTGCGACCACGACTACCGGAACCGGCACAAAAAATGATTTTGCTATAGCTCAGACAGCTTATACGGTTTACACCGGCAGTCCCGGTAGCTTTACCACTCGCGAATCAGATGCCACCTCCACCGCATATCAAGGGGTTTCTCTCACTTACACTGTAGCTGCGGGTGACAGTGTAATTTCCTTGGGCGGTGCCGGATACACTGATTTTAGCGGCGATGAGCCGAATATTCAGGTTGTTAACGGATTTCAATTAAGCGTCAACGGTGGCAGTTCAACTAGTTATGGTGGCTCGTTCTTTTACTTTAAGGGTCCGGCGTGGCAAAATGGTCACCACCCCAGCATCCTTTCATATCAGGGCAGTTTTAGCGCTGGCAATACCATTACGATGACAACTACCGCTGGGAATTATAGTGCTTTTGTAACCCTGTCTTCGTCGCGGGTAGCCGCCAGCAGTGAATATGATATTACCTTCACAAACAACAACAGCACTGGTGATACATATACTTTAACATCTAACTCCACGAGAATTGGGTCAAATTCTCAGGTATACGCTGCGGGAGACAGCCGTCTAGTTAAAGACAACAGCACTTCTAACCAATGGACAATCGCTTACGATAATGTGACAGGCAGCGGCAGCGGAACGGCTGGCGATATAGCAGTAACTGTTACAAGTCAGGCTGACGCGGGGACAGAAACTGCTTCGGTCGGGGGTCAAACGACAGCTTCTGCTACCGCACCATCCTCATCTGGTATTTCTTTCGTTAGTGTTATTGGTACTGTCACAGACCCAAATAACGATGATCCTCCTACGGTAGTGCTTAAAAGAAACGGCACTGTAGTCGCGACTTACAATGATGGCGCTAGTCGAGCAGCATCCGTAACATACACCGGAACAATTAACTCTGGTGACGTATTTACGGCGTCTGGCGGCGACCAAAGCAATGCTGTTACAATTAATTATACTACGCCGTCTAGGAGTATTACGTTTAAGAACAACGGCTCTTCTAGCCTTACACTAGGATCTAATTCAACAGGGGGAGCAAGAACTATCGCAGCAGGTGTCACTTCAACAGTGCAAACAGGTGGGTCCACCAATAATGAGGACTGGCAGGTTCACTTCGACACGGGTAGTGGTGATTGCAATGTTGGCATACCAGCTACTATAAGTTCAGGTAATCCTGTTAATATGGATGTATTCAACACAGTTACTACACCGGTGGGTTAACATAATGCCCTTAACAAAACTTCAATTTAAACCCGGTATCAACCAAGAAGTCACCTCGTACTCTAACGAAGGCGGCTGGCGTGATTGCGATAAAATTAGGTTTAGGATGGGCTACCCAGAAAAGATGGGTGGTTGGGAAAAATATACATCCACCACTTATCTAGGCTCTGCCCGTGCGCTTCATAACTGGATTGCCCTTGATGGGTCTAACTATTTAGGTGTTGGGACACATTTGAAATACTACATCGAAGAAGGTGGTGGTTTTAATGACATCACGCCGATTCGCGCAGCTGCTGCTACCATCGACGCTAACCCTTTTTCCACTACTAACAACTCAACAACTGTAGGTGTTAAAGACACCGGACATGGCGCTGTTGAAAACGACTTCGTTACGTTTGCTAACGCAACCGCAGTGGGCGGCGTTGCAGCCGACACACTAAACGCGGAACACAGCATCACTCGCGTAATCGACGCGAATAATTATGAGATTACGGTATCTAATGCTGCTACATCTACGGTGGCTAGTGGTGGTAGTTCAAGTGTTACTGCCGAGTATCAAATCAACGTCGGCCTAGACGCGACGGTTGGCGGCACCGGTTGGGGCGCAGGCTTGTATGGTGGTGTGGCAGCGGGAGCTTCAGAGGCCGCCATCAACGAGGGTGGAACTTTTTCAAATTCCGACACAACTTTAACAGTAAGTGGCGGCCACGGAATTGTTGCTGGCGATTTTATTCTTGTCGATAGCGAGATTATGAAAGTCACCAATGTGGCGACTAATGATCTAACAGTTATCCGCGCTCATGCGGGCACAGGAGCGGACAGTAATGTAAACACAGCAGGTCACGGCGGAGGAAATGCAGCTACGGATGCAACTACTCACGCAAACGGTGCAACCGTTACTTTGATTACAGGCAATGCCAGCGCGGCTAACGATTACTTTGGTTGGGGCATTGCGGCATCCGGCGGTCTGACAACTACCACACAGATTCGTCTGTGGTCACATGACAACTTTGGTGAAGATCTGTTAATAAATGCGAGAGATGGCGGGGTTTTTTATTGGGATAAAACAACCACATTAGGTTCCCACGCTGTAGAATTAAGCTCCCATGGGGGAGGCGCTTCTCGCAGTGTGCCAACAATAGCAAAACAAATATTAGTTTCTGATCAAGATCGACACGTTATCGCTTTTGGGTGCGATGCTATAAATAGTAATTCTTCTGCTACTCAAGGTGACGGAGTTCAAGACCCGTTATTAATAAGATTTTCGCAGCAAGAAAGCCCCATTCTTTGGTACCCTACGACTACAAATACAGCTGGAGATTTGAGGTTAGGTTCGGGATCGACCTTTATGCAAGCTGTCGAAACTAAACGTGAAATTTTGGTTTGGACGGATACAGCTCTTAGTTCATTACGGTTTATCGGTCCACCTTTTACTTTTGGATTACAACAACTAGCTTCTAATATTACAATTATGAGTCCTCATGCAGCTGTCGCTACAGAAGACTTTGTATTTTGGATGGGGATAGATACTTTTTACATTTACGCTGGACAGACACAAACACTGCCCTGTACCGTAAAAGATAAAGTATTTTTAGACTTTAATTCTGAACAAGCGGATAAGGTTATTGCGGGTGTGAATTCAGAATTTTCTGAAGTAATTTGGTTTTACCCATCCGCTTCTTCCTCTGATAATGACCGTTATGTTGTTTATAACTATGGTGAAAAAGTTTGGTATTTTGGTTCGTTAACAAGAACAGCTTGGTTAGATCGCGGTGTGAGAAACCTTCCTGTTGCAGCTGGGTCTTCGTATATCTACAACCATGAAATAGGTTATGATGACGATGGTTCGGCTATGAATTCTTTCATAGAATCCGCTTCTATGGACCTTAGCGACGGTGACTCGTTTATTTACATACGCCGCGTTATTCCTGATCTAACTTTTTCAGGTTCTACAAACCTTAGTTCACCTCAAGCAACGTTCACTATAAAAGCTAGAAATTTTCCAGGAGAAGATTTTAATAACACAGCCTCAGGTACGACAGAACGAACGGCTAGTTCTCCCGTCGAGACTTTTACAAACCAACTTCATCTCCGGTCCCGAGGACGCTCTTTTGCATTAAAAGTAGAATCTACTGCGCTTGGCACTAAGTGGAAACTAGGTAGTCCTCGCATTGATCAAAGAGCAGATGGTAGACGTTAATGACCCAACAAAGAAGCACTAAAGATACGGGCTCACCTTCACCGAGGTTGCCGGAAGCGCCTCGTGAGTATAATCAGATGTATATGGCAGATTTAATTCGGACTTTAGAATTTTTTATTTCGCAAACTGATAATCCCGGTATATTGCGTGGAACTAAAATTACTTTAACAGAGTTACCAACAAGTTCGACAGATTTAGAAGTTGGAGCATTATTTAACGATAATGGTACAATCAAGATAAAAGAATAAAGTTTGCGAAAAACTAACAGAAAGAGTATCTTTGCGTTGAGGTATCTATGATGACAGCTCCATACCAACAAGTTGCACAGGGTTTAGCGTCTTTAGGCCGGTACGAAGACAATTATATAGTCCATGCCGCAGAAGGCGAGACGGTCATACCCGCTGAAGTATTAGAAGCAAATCCTAATTTAAAATCAAGTCTTTTCAACCAAATGAGAGCTATGGGGATAGACGACCCCAATCGGTATGTTGTTGGTAATAAATTAAATTCTATAAATCCAGAAACGGGTCAGCCAGAATTTTTCTTTAAAAATATTGGAAAGCTCTTAAAAAAGGCGGCACCTATTATTGGTTCTGTTGTCGGTGGTGCCATAGGTGGTCCTTTTGGAGCCGCTATCGGTGGCGGCCTAGGTTCTCTAGCTGGAGGCGCTTCGCCAGAACAGGCGCTTATTAACGCAGGGTTAAGTTTTGCAGGATCTAAGTTTCTTGGACCTATGGGCGACAAGGCTGTCGGCGCGACAGCTTTGGGTGCTGCGGGACCGTCTGCTGCCGGGTCAACTTTAGGAAGTGTTCTACCAGAAGGTATTGCTAGTGCGCTACCCGCGAGTCTTGGAAACATGGGCCTTGGTACAGCGGCAGCCCTTGCACTTGCTCCTGCAGCGGGAGGTTTAATAACTTCTGCTCTAAAACCAGAAGAAGTTGAGGAGCCGGACACTCGCTCTGTAGTAGATAAATATTATGCGGCTTTAGCTAGAGGAGAAAACCCGTCTTTGCCTGATCAACTTGTTCCACCGCCGCAAGATTCATTGTTTGGTTTAGAACGTAACGCTCGTGTGCCTACTTATGACGAAATAATTGTAGACCCTGCTACCATTCGTCCTATGTTTGCCCGTGCAGCTTACGGCGGTTATCTTCAAGGACCGGGCGGCCCACGAGACGATAAAATTCCGATTTTAGCGTCGAATACTGAATTTATACAAACTGGTAAATCTGTTGCCGGGGCAGACCCGTCGGGTAATAACAATCCCGATGAGGGCGCGAAAGTTATGATGGGTATCATGAAAGCGTTTGAAAAAAGAGCAGATAAAAACGCAAAAGCGATGGCGTAGGGGTATAGTATGGCGACACAAACTGTAGAACAAGTTCAACGTCTTGCCCCATTTATGGAAGACTATATTCGGAAACTTCTTGAATCCGCATATCAGCGGGTTCAAGAAGAAGATGTTATTCCTCCACAAGAAGTTGCTGATCTTACAGATCGTCAAAAACGAGCAGGGACGCTTGTTGATCAAGGTATAGGAGCGTATCAACCCCTTCTCGATAAAAGCCAAGGTTTAATCGATTCAGGGTCGGCAATGTTATCGGACCCTAACGCTTATAAGGATTTTATGAACCCTTATACCAGCGATGTTATAGCAAATGTTGGTCGAGATATTGCTGAACAAACGCGTATGCAACAAAACCAATTAGGAGCTAGCGCAACAGGGTCTGGGGCTTTTGGAGGCGCTCGTCAAGGTCTTGCCTCGGGGGAAATTGCAGGTGCGGGTTTGAGAAGTTTTGGAGATACGTCAGCAAATCTTCGAAGAGCAGGGTTTATGGATGCACAAAACCTTGTTGGCGCTAGAGCCGCTGGGTTAGGTAGTATGGGAGGCCAATTAGCTGGACTTGCTGGTCAGACCCAACAAATGGGGCAACAAGATATCGCAAATCTATTGGGTATTGGTTCTCTTGAACAACAACAAGCGCAAGCAGTTCTTGATACCCAGAGAGCTAACTTTATGGCGCAACAAGACGAACCTTATCGTCGGTTTGGATTCTTTAGTGACCTATTGCGCGGAGTTCCTACTACTTCGTCTACAGTCGGAATATCGTCTTTGCCTAACCAAAGTCTATTATCTCAAATTGGTGGTGTAGCAGCTACTGGTCTTGGGTTAGCTGGTCAATTAGGATATAAACCGTTTGCTAGTGGCAGCAACGTCACATCTACAACAGTTGCGTAGGAGTTAGATAATGGCTCTTGATCCAAGGCTCTTGACTCCCGCTGCATTAATGAATCGTTCAACGGCTCCTGCTAGAGCAGGGTTTGTTCGACCCGGTGTAAACAGGGAAGGCGTTGTTTCTGTTTATCAAGACGGTCGGGGTATGAACGTACCGCGAGCGCAAATTAGTCGCCCATCTGGACCGCAAGGATTAGAAGCACTTTCTCAACAACAATTTATGACTGAAGCGTTAGGCGGCGATTTACTTGCCGATTCACCTATGTCGGTTAAGCAAAGTTTTGCTCAGTCGATGGGTTTACCTGATACGTTATTTGAAACGACCCCAAAAGACGATCAACAAGCAAAAACGCTAGCTTCAGACGTAGTCGGGGGTGACGTTCTTCGATTAATTGAAGATGGGGACGCAAGCGATATTGAGTCGATGGCCACAGATAACTCTGATGATGTCACCGAACCTGCGAAAAAAACTTACGAGAATAATCCAGAGTTAGCTAAACTCCTTGGCGCTTTAGTTAAAATTCAAAATAGTACGCAATCTTCAGAGTTGTTTGAACAGTTACTAAAAGAAAAAACGACACCTGAAAAAGCGCGTGAAGAAGTTAACAAATTCTTTAAAATTGACCAGAGTAAAGAAACACCAGTTTGGGCGGATGTAGCCGTTTCTGTCGGTCTTAGCTTACTCCGTGGTGAAGGTAAAAAACAACCGGGCGACTCTGAGCTTAGCTCTTTCTTAAAGGACGTAGGTGTTGCAGGTGAACGCGGGTTTGCTGTAGCTAAACAGCGTCGGAAAGAAAAGAGCGCTCGAAGCGACATGTTAAATAAGTTAGCGTTTGGTGTATTTCGTGAAGACGAAAAACAAAGAAAAACGCTGGGTGTTCAATTAGCTAAACAACTTGGTGAAGAACGTAAAGCCCAATCGAAACTCGTTATGGATTTAGCGACGTTTTATCAAAACCAAGAAAAAATCGACGGTACAGAGGCTCGTGGGCGAGCAACTGCAATCTCGAATTCGTTAAATATTTTAACAAAAGATCAAAAAGAAAAAGCGCTACCGATTATTGCGCGTCATCCTAATGCATTTTCTGGTGTATCTGCAGATAATATTCCGGCCACGATGTTTGCTTTACTAAAAGCGAACGGTTTAAAGCTGGAAGATGTTGCTGACGCCTCTAATATCGTAGAGTCGAATTTTGTTATTTCAACGAAAGAAGAATTCGATTTTTACAAAAACGCCTTCCCCAGCCAGTTTGGTGGGTTAGAATTTAAAGAAGGCAAAATCTATACCGTCGAAGGTTTTACCGATAAATCGAAAGTAGGGGAAGATAATCGAGGATTAGTAAATATTCTTGGTGTTAAACCGTCGATCGGTGACCAGCCTTCTGACGAACTACAACGTCAATTTGCTGCAAGAACTGACTTGCTGGCGGCAATGCAGGGTATGTCCTCAGAGGATAAAGAATATGCTGAATTAAATTCGCAACTGACTTCTGTTAATAACCGAATTTCACTTTTGACAGAACGCAAACCCGCTCAGCAGTATGTGTTCGCTGATGGTCAAATGGTTGCCGCTGGACCCGATGCAGCGGGTGCTTTCGCCGCATCTGATGCTGTACAAAAAGCAAACAATTTATCTAACCAAGGTAACGCACTTGGTTCCGCTTTTGGTCTTGCCGACGGTATTATGGTTTCACTTTCAAAAGGCGAAGCGCCTTCTGATGTTACTGGCGTTGTTTCTAAATTTGGTCTTGGTATTAGAGGCGTTTCGGGTCAAATTACGGCGATTACTGGAAATTTTGGCAATAGAGCGTCGGATAACCAAGCAAGTTATTTAAACGGCACTATTACCGACGTTATGAAAGGTAGTACCGAAAAGGTTGGTAATACTACTGTTGGTAAAGTTTTTACACGGTTATCAGAACTTGCTGACGGTAATGTGACAATACAGAGTCAGTTAATGAGTTTTGCTTATGCTCTCGCGGGTAGCCGTGAAACCGGTAAATTAACTGATAAAGATGTTGCGGCTGCGCTTGTTACTTTTGGTGGCGGCGATATTTCTGAAGGAAAGTGGTTTGCCAGCGGCGAGACCTTAATTGCCGGTATTAATCAAGCGTTAACGACAGCAACTAACGATTATGCTATTCGGTATAATAAAGTCCATCAGGCACCCGGTAATCTTAAATATCTCAAAGAGGTTGAGGGTTTAACAGGTGATGATCTTACTGACCGAACGACTTTTGATGTAAACCGGTTTTTGAGGGATAACGAAGGTATTCGGTCTGGGCTATCTGACCGTATTATTTATGATCCGACTGGAGCAAACGGACAACTTATCCGTATGCAATCTTTAGATAAATATCGTGGTGATGGCGCTGGAAACGTAGATACTGGAAACGTAGATAGTAAATTTACACCTGCGCAGCTTGAGTTGTTTAACACGCTCGGGGTGTTAGAAAAACTTTTTGAAAACGACCGAGCTGGGTTAGCAAGCGCTGTAGAGAAATTTTCTGATGCAGATTTAGAAGCATACAGAGAGTATAAAGCGGGGCGATAATGAGCAGTATTTTAGATGACATCATTGACCAGCGTCTATTAGCATCTAGTCAACAAGCGGCTGCAACAGCAGCTGTGCCTCAGGCTGCACCGTCATTTTCTGATGTCGTATCACAAGGTATGTCAACACCGTTTTCAATGGGTACGGATCGTCCGGATGCTAATTTACAACCAAAAGAAGTTCCTGATTTTAATGAATTAATAACTGGCGGGTATAAAACGCCGGGCATACTCGCAAAAGAAGCTGGGATTTTAAATGAAGGCATTCCCACGGGATTACGTTTTGATCTTAGTACGACAACTTTATTTAACCCAGAGTTACAAAAGAAAAACGTCGAATACAATCTTCAGAGGTATTTTGAAAAAGAAGGTTTAGTAACCGGCGATTATGATTTCGGTCTGCGGGTTGGTGATGTTAGTGGTCGGCTTGAATTTAAAGATCCTCGTTTTGATGGTAAGTATAACGTCGTTGATCCTTTTGGACCGCAGGATGTTTTAGGTGATGTCGCTGATATTTCGGCAGACATGTTAATACCGATCGCGGCTGAAGTTACCGCTGGCGTCGGCTCTGCAATGATTCCTGGTGTGGGTCAAGTACCTTTAACCCCGATTCTTGCGGCTTCTACTGCTGCTTTCGCTGCATCTCTTGGTCGTCTAACTTATGCTAAAAGCAAAGGGTTTTTACCTCCTGATTTACCCGAAGACGCTATTATTTCCCAAGCTTTAAAAGAAGCCGGTTTTAGTGCGGCCTTCGGTATTGGCGGCACCGTGGCATTTAAAGCCATACAGCCTGTCCTTCGAGCAATGGGCGCAGCAAGTCCTAAGTTTGCTGTAGACATTAATGAGGATACTTTCCTCAAAGCATATAACAATTTTATGGAAAGCCCCGCTGGTCAAAAAGCGGCAGAAATTGATGTACTTCCCTCATCTGCTCAAATTTTAGAAGCCGGAGCAGCAAAAGCAACCGGTGCGGGTGATACAGCGGCTATGCAAGCGGCAGCCACAGAACTTGCTGAACGTGAAGCTTCGGTTGTAAAATCACCATCACGTGAAACGGCGGACGCGCTACTTACCCCGAGCCTTCAAAGAACAGCTGCGGCAGATGAAGCTATCCGTGCAGAAGCTGCGATAGAACCAGCTATGCCCCCCGGTGTGCGCGGAACAAGCGCTAGGCTTAATGAAGCTGACCGCGCAGCTTTGGGTTCTGATATTCAAAATATTGCTGCAGAAACAGCTGCTACTAGAACAGCAGATCTCGAAGCAGTCGTATCCCAGCAGCTTGTAAATGTTGAATCAGCTATTGACGACGCTCTTAATTTACCCCCGTCGCTTCGTGGAGAGCCTGCTTTAGGTGGTGCGGCGCAAGATGCGATCGGAGAAGCGTTTGAAACTGCTTCATTAAGAATTGGTAAAGAATATGAAGGTTTATTCCAACGCTGGTCAGAAGCTACAGGAATATCTATTGATAGTGTTATCCCCGGTAAGGGTGCCATCCGCCCTACCGAAGCTGTTCGTTTCGCTCAAGACTTAAAGGCGACTTTACCCAGTCGGCCCTTCGCTGATCCGGGCGATGCAGCGGTTGTTAATAAAGTTTTAGATTCTTTTGTCGAAAGTTCTTCGGGTGCAGCGGTTAAAATCAAGCCTATGTCACTCCGCACCTTAAATGAAAATATTCGAGATCTTCGTAGATTAGAGCGCAAAGCATACTTAGCCGCTCAACGCGGTGAAGCCGCACCTAGCCCAGAAACAATTTCCGGTATGGTGGATGCGCTTGAAACAGCTCGTAACCGAGTTATTTCACGAAAAGGCGCACCTGAAGGGTTAGCAGAAGAATTAAAAGTCCTTGATGATTCGTTTGCTAAGTTTTCGAATCAGTTTCGTAATGTACAAAAATCTGCTGTAGCAAAACTTCGGACAGCTAAAAACCCTGAAGCTGCGTGGAACTTATTATTCCAAAAAGATTCACGTGGTGCGACGGCTGTTTTAGATATTGCAGACACTTTAAACACACCTGCAAACCGAGACCTATTTAATGACGTAGGAGCTACGATCCGTAAAAAATGGTCAGATACAGTTGTTACTCGCGATCCTAAAACAAACGAAATTGTCCGCATTGACGTTGCAAAGCATAACCGTTTCGTTAGAGAGTACGGTGCGGCGATGGATGCGTACCTTACTACTGCTGAACGTAGTCTACTTGGAGACGCTTCTGCTTTTGCAAAACAAGTTGACAATATTCAAGCCGGTAAAAAAGTAGCTTCAGATAAAATTAGAACTCAGCTTAATTTAGGCGGCGGAAAAGAAATCGAGCCTGAGCTTATTTTTGAAAACACATGGCGAAATGATCGGTTTACCAGATTTGATGAAGTTTATAGTACGCTTCGTCAAAGCCCTGAACTGATGGATACGTTCAAAGCGTTTGTATATAAGGATATGTTTGACCCGGCTGCAAAGCGCGTGAAAACAGTAAATGGTCGTCAAGTTTTAGATCCCGCTGAAATGCGTATTTATATAGACGCCAACGAAGCCAAAATGAAAACGCTATTCGGCGCGGATTATGTACAAAATTTAAGAACGGTCCTTGACGCGACCGAGGCTGCTCTTAAAGAAGTACCAAGGCGCGGCGCAAGAACAGAAAGTAATCTTCTGACGGGGATTATTCGTGGCTATGTCGGAATGTTTACTCGCCCCGGTCGTTTCTTAACTGCATTTAACCGAGTACGTGGGCAAGCGAAAGAAGATGCTTTGACCTTGTCTCTTGCTGACCCACGTATTATGGCCGAAGCAGCTAGAGCTTCGAAAAAGCCGCTGTTACAAAAAGAGTTTGAAAAGACTATGGGTCGTATTTTACTTGGTCGATACGACGATCCGACAAACGAAGATTTACCTGTATATCGGCCCTCACCGGCTCGTGCGCTATTAGATGAAATAGAGGCAGGAAATAGGTAATGCTCGCAGAACTCGCAGCAGCAAATGCAGCATTCCAAGTTATCAAAACAACAATCCAGAATGGAAAAGAAATTCATTCTGCAGGAAAGGCGTTAGGTCAATTTCTTGGAGCAAAAGAAGAAATTGAGCGCGAAGCAAACAAGAAACGCGCAAGAGGCGTAGGTGGTGCCGATCTTGAAGAATTTATGGCTCTTGAAAAAATTAAAGAACAGGAACAGCAGTTAAAAGAAATAATGATTTATGCTGGTAGACCCGGTATGTGGAAGGATTATCAAAAATATTGCGAACAAGCAAAAGACGGTCGTGCAGCTGCTAGAAAAACAGCTGCTAGAAAAAGAGCTGCGTTACGAGAACAAATAGGTTTAGGTCTTGTAGGGTTATTACTTTCTGGTGCAATCGGTGCTTTAGTGTATTTAATACTGATAGCGAAAGGAACAATAAAATGAGCGCTGAACAGGTACTGCAGTGGAAGCTCCTGCCGCGTTTTATGATGTTTGTTATGACGATTATGTATATTCGTGTGATCGAATGGGGGATGTCACTTGAAGACATTACTACTCAGCAAAGTGCGATGGTAAGCGTAGTCAGCGGGGCAATGACAGGCGCGTTCGCAGTGTGGCTAGGGTCTGAAAAGAAATGATTAATGGTTCATGCTTTTTTATTATTAGTTTATTTAGGAACCGGTAATACTAGATCGCTAGTGAGCGGAGATATGTATTTCTACTCGGTTGTTGATTGTAACTACTACGCCTCACAAGTTTCGAAAAGGTATGGTAATTACGGAAGTATCAGCCTTATCAACCCAAAAGACAGGGTTACTGCGTATTGCGTACCGAAGACAGTTGATCCGAAACAAGTCAGAGTTTACAACTAATGATACAAGCTCTAATACCCGCGATAGCTGAAATAGCCGGAGGCTGGCTAAAAGGTAAAGCTGAAGAAAAAGCTGCTCAGTCCCGCGTAAAAGTCGCAAAGGCCGAAGCTGAAGCTGAAGTTATGAAAGTCGCGGCCACCCATGAAGCTGGGTGGGAAAAAATTATGGCTGAAGCCAGCAAAGACAGCTGGAAAGATGAAGCTTGGACAATTTTGTTCATCGCGATTATCGCAATGTGTTTTATACCGCCGCTTCAGCCCTACGTCGATAGAGGTTTTGAAGTATTATCAACAACACCAGATTGGTTTCAATGGGCTATGTACGCCTCAATAGCAGCATCATTTGGATTGCGCGGGATAAAAGGGATAAAGAAGTAAATGGATACAGATAAACTAAAAAGAGATTTAGAGGCTGATGAAGGCTGCGTATACGCTGTCTATTTAGATCACCTTGATCTTCCGACCTTTGGTATTGGTCATCTTATTAGGAAAGACGACCCAGAATATGGTTTAGAAGTAGGCGCGGCTGTATCGTCTGAACGAGTGCTAGAAGCGTTCGAAACAGATATACAAGTTGTTCTTGACGACTGCGAAAAACTTTACCAAGACTTTGGCGACTTACCCGAAGAAGTTCAGTTAATCGTAGCCAACATGATGTTTAATCTTGGCCACCCGCGCTTGTCTAAGTTTAAGGGTATGAAAGCCGGTGTCGATGCTCGTGATTGGCAAAAAGCCGCAGACGAGATGATCGACTCACGCTGGTATAAGCAGGTGACTAACCGTGCTGAGCGGTTGGTTCAGCGGATGCGAGCGGTTGGATAGCAACCTCATAACCCATCTTGTTTAGAACCTTATTGAAGTTCGACAAGGTGGGTTGCCGCTGTTTAGCTTCCCATGTGTACACAGTTATTAGGCTCACGCCTGTATCTTTAGAGACATCTTTTTGAGAAAGTCCAGACTCTTTTCTAAGTTGTTTGAACTCGTCAATTAGATCAGCCATTTTTTCCAATCTTCCTCTAGCACTTGTGTCGCGATATTTATTTTCTTGCGTAGAGCACCGACTATCTTTTCGTCGACCGTACCTTGCGCGATTATGTCGATGTAAGTAACCGCGTTCGTTTGACCTATTCTATGCGCACGGTCTTCTGATTGCAACCTTACTTCAAGATCGTAGCTGTTACTATAATAAATTACTGTTGATGCGGCAGTTAAAGTTAACCCATATCCACCTGTTCTCGGCTGTCCAACGAAGAACCTTAGATCTTCGTCAGTTTGAAATCGATCAACAATATCTTGACGCGCCTCACCGTCTGTGTCCCCAAAATAAGTAGCTACGGAGCTTGAACCATAAGCTCTTGCTAACTCCATTTCGATAGCCATAATATCGTGTCGGTAATTAGCCCAAATAATCGCTTTGCCGTTTACTTCTTCTAAGATAGCTAACAGCTCTGGCATACGGTTGTTATTGAACCGGACAATATTCCCATCGTCCGTATTTACAAAGCCGCAACTAATTTGATGTAGCCTAAGAAGCTGCGTGATAACGGCGTTCGCAGTTACCATATCCATGTCGTCCAGTAACGCCACAGCGGTCTTCTTCATTTGGTTGTACATTTTCTTTTGTTCGGGCGTTAGCTCGATTGAGCGCATTGTATATGTCTTTTCCGGTAGATCAAGACACTCTTCCTTTGTAACTCGAAACGAATACGGCTTGATAGATTCAGTAAGCTCGTCGAGGTTACGGAACCCAAGGATCTGGTTATATTGGTGCGACCCACCAGACGCACTGCGTTTTATCATATCTGCATAACGAGCGCAAAAAGCGTAGTAGGATTTAAAACCTAATAGCTGTTCACCTAAGAATTGAAACTGCGCAAATAAATCTAGCGGTGTTTTAGTAATCGGCGACCCTGTAAGAATCCTTTTGTACTTACAGCGTTTAGCAATACGAATAGCCGCTTTTGTTCTACGCGCTTTATGGTTCTTAATTACCGTCGACTCGTCGATAGCGATTAATGTCGAACCACCATGCGAAGAAATAAACTTTGTAGCGACTTCTTCAGCTTTCCCAGTAGATAGCGCTTCGATATTCATAACGAGGATGTGAAGGTTGTCGTCTGGCCTCCATATTTCTCGAATGGCTTCTTTATGCGCTTTCGTTAAAGGGGAAGCCCAATATGCAACTTTGTGTTTTACCATATCGGGCATGTGGACTGGAAGTTCCTTACCGACCCAGTTTTTGTAAACGCCCTTCGGAGCAAGAATGATAGCTGAATTAATTAAATCCTGACTATCTAGGTACGCGAGGGTATCTACAAGAACCTTGGACTTTCCAGTTCCCATGTCCATAAGTAACGCGAAGGATTCGCTTTGGTAAGAAGCCTCGAGCGCTTGTAGCTGATGATCATACGGTTTAGTTTTAAACGTGAATGTCATAAAAAGCACCTACCTGTTTCGGGATTTATAATATAGTATACCTCCCGAGTAAAGCTAATGTTGTTGTAGTACATAAGTATTTGCTGTGACCTCAGAACTCTCTCGCGACGGCTTATCTATCTCATAATGTCATCGCTATTGTCATAAGAAAGTTACTCAGTAGCAACAGCTACTTAGATACCTTTTTATGAGATTATGAGATTATGACGGACTTAAACAGTAAAACGTCCTTTAAAACCTATAGGACAGACTATACGGTAATTAGCTTCTAACCTTGAAAAAGGAGAAAACTTTGGTTAACGATAACCTTGACGATATCCTCGGGGGCGAGGCGATAAACACCCTAGCAGTCGAGGCAACCGACGGTGAAGTCCGTCGCATTGCTGAGTTGGCAAATAAACAACTCGACCTTGAGCGCGGTGTAGCCGAACTCGAGGATCAGCTGAAAGCGAAGAAGGAACAACTACGTGTCGTTCAAGAACACGACCTTCCTGATGCTTTGGCCGAAGCTGGCGTATCTGAGATACGTTTGGCAGATGGCTCTAGGGTGAAAGCCGAACCGTTTGTTACTGCCCATATCACGAAAGCTAAAGCCGAAGAAGCCTATATGTGGCTCGTCGACAATGGTTTTGGTGACATCATCAAAAGGGAAGTAACAGCAAAATTTGGTAAAAGTGATGATAACTGGAAGGTTGCGGTCGACGTACTGCAAGCTCGTGGTATTAAGATCGAAACCAAAGAAGCGGTTCACCACTCAACCCTGAAGGCTTTTGCTAAAGAACAGATTGAAAAAGGGACAGATTTACCTGTCGACTTGCTTGGTCTGTACACCGGCTTTAAATCGAAGATCGCTAAATAGGAGGTAAGTTATGGCGAAAAACGAAGTTGCAGTAAAGAACGGCGGCGGTGCAGTCGCAGTAATAGACGACGATCTATTGTCGCTTGGCACAGGCTTGGAGGATACGTCCTCTGATGACTTTGCCATTCCGTTCCTTCAGCTGTTACAAGCTCTCAGCCCACAGCTCAACAAGAATGACGGTAAATATGTCAAAGGTGCTGAGCAGGGTAATATCTTCAATACTGTCACCGGTGAGGCGACGGATGGGGATGAGGGTCTTATTGTAGTTCCTTGCTACTACAATAAGAAGTATCTCGAGTGGGCACCGCGTGAAAGCGGGGGTGGCCTTATTAACACTCATGATAGTCGAGATATCTTAACGCAGACTACGAAGAATGAGCGCGGTCAGTTCGTATTGAGCAACGGTAACTACATTGCCGAGACTGCACAATTCTACGTCATGATCTGTAATGGAGATGAAAGTGAGTGGACGCAAGCGGTTATCGCGATGACGTCCACCCAGCTTTCAAAGGCTCGTAAGTGGGTTAGCCAAATGAAACAGCGGCGCGTCAAAAACTCCGCTGGAGCAATGGTCGAAGCTCCTATGTTCTTGTTCAAATATCGTTTGAAGACGGTAGCTGAGCAGAACGACCGTGGTTCTTGGTACGGTTGGTCGATTGGTCTTGAAGGCCAAGCCTCAAACCGCGACATGATTCTTGAGGGCGCTAATTTCCTAAAGATGATTAAGTCGGGTGAGGTACAGGCTAAAGATCCAGAGGCCGGAGGAGCATCTTCTGACAAAATCAACGACGAAGTTCCTTTCTAAGGTCAAACTTTAAGGGGGCGGTGTTTCACTGTCCCCTTAATTTATACCGTTAGAGAGGGTTAAGTATGGCGGCAAAAGATTTTGCAGAATTATTTTCGGGCTTACGATTGGCGTATGGCTCTTATCGTCCTAATGAGGATAACGGTCCCGGTAAACAGAAAGGTCAATATCGTGTCGTTTCAGAAGATTTAGATGACGATCGTTTACTTGAATTATGGGAAAATCATTTAACCGGTCAAGAGTCCCTTGGGATCGTACCTATTAGGGAAGATAACAGTTGTGTTTGGGGGGCTATCGACATTGATACCTACCCTCTTAAACACGACGATTTAGTTGAGCGGTTGGTTAAAAGAAACGAACTTCCATTTGTTGTTGCGCGTTCTAAATCGGGCGGCGCACATGTTTATTGTTTTGTATCGGAGTCTGTACCCGCGTCGATAATGCAGGGTAAATTAAAAGAAATCGCGTCTGCTCTTGGTTACGGCACCGCTGAGATTTTTCCAAAACAAATAAAGTTACTTTTAGAAAAGGGCGATAGAGGCAATATTTTAAATATGCCCTATTTTGGCGGTACGTCCTCAACACGTTACTGCCATAATGACGATGGCGAAGGTATCCTCGATTTAGAAGAGTTTATTGAGCACGCTAAGTCGAAGCGTGTCACACGCCGGGAACTTGAAAACTTATCACCTCAAGCTATCCATAACGCCGACGATGACCCTGATTTACAAGGCGCGCCGCCGTGCTTACGGTCACTTTGCACAATGGGGTTCCCTGAAGGTACGCGCAACAACGGTTTATTCGATCTTGGGGTGTTCGCTCGTAAGAAGTTTCAAGATACTTGGGAACGCAAAGTCGAAGAATTTAACTTTAAGTTTATGAAGCCGCCATTAGGCGCTCAAGAAGTGCTGACTGTTATTCGTGCTTTGAATAATAAAGACTACCTCTATAAGTGTAATGATCAGCCCATCGCAGCATATTGTAACGCGGCGATTTGTCGAACTTGTGACTACGGTGTAGGGTCGTCAGGCGGCTTACCGCAGTTTGGTAATCTACAAAAGCAGGACTCTCAACCTCCGATCTGGTTTCTTGACGTAGAAGGCCACCGGCTAGAATTAACAACAGAAGAGCTTCAAAATCAAACCAAGTTTCAACGTCGGTGTATGGACGCTCTTAATTTTATGCCGCCGACCCAACGGCAAAATACTTGGCGTAATACGATGCAGTCGCTACTCGACGCTGTTTCGATTATTGAAGTGCCAAAAGACGTATCCGTTGAAGGTCAGTTTATGGAGCTACTGGAGTCGTTTTGTACCGAACGAGCGCAAGCTCAAAGCCGTGACGAACTGCTTTTAGGTAAGCCTTGGACAGAAGAGGGCAAAACATACTTCAGGCTAAAAGACCTTCTTGATTACTTCAGTCGACAACAGTTCCGGGACTATGGCCGTAATAATATAGCGGCGCGTATTCGTGAGCTTGGCGGAGGTCATCACTTCTTCCATGTAAAAGGCAAAGGAATTACCGTCTGGTTTATACCAGAATATACCGGTCAGGATAGTTCGTTCGATACGCCTGAAATGAAGGAAGAACCGTTCTAATGGCCAGCGACTCAAGCACATGGTCGATTATCCTTGGTCCCCCCGGTACAGGCAAAACTACCACGATCTTGAACCTCATCGAATTAGAAATGCAAAACGGCACACCGCCTGATCGTATTGGGTATTTTGCTTTTACTAAGAAGGCTTCAGAGGAAGGGCGCGACCGAACGATGGAGCGCTTCGGGTTAAGCTCGAAAGAGTTACCGAATTTTCGTACGTTACACTCCCTTTGTCATCGAATGTTAGGTCTATCGCGTAGTTCTGTTTTGAACGGTAACTCCTTACGCGAGTTTAACGACATTATGGGGTTGCGATTATCTGGTCGCTCGGACATGGAAGAAGGTTCGATTTCCATGCTATCGAAGGACGACCGGCTCAGTTTTATCGAGGGTTTGTCGCGGCTCCGGTGCGTACCGTTACGGGAGCAATGGCACCAGCATTATGACGAAGATATTGACTGGTTCGCGTTAGAGCGGTTCCAAAAAGGGCTGTATCAATTTAAACAAGCAAGAGGCTTACACGATTTTACTGATATGCTTGATCTTTGTGTTCAAAAACAGTTGGCCCCTAAACTAGACGTTATGTTTGTGGACGAGGCGCAAGACCTTAGTCCTTTACAGTGGCGGTTAGTAGAGCTTTTGGCAAATAATTCGGAGCGTGTCTATATTGCCGGAGACGACGATCAAGCCATTTTTAGATGGGCAGGGGCAGACGTGGATCATCTTGTTGCTTTGAGCGAGGGGAACGCTCGAGTGTTGGATCAAAGTTATCGCATCCCGCGTAGTGTTCACCGGATCGCCGACAAAGTGATACGCCGTGTTAAGACACGAACAAATAAAACTTGGAATCCTCGGGAGGAGGAAGGACAAGTTGTCAGCGAAGCAAGTTTCGAGCATGTGGACCTTACATCAGGTGAGTGGTTAATCTTATCTCGGTCTAATTATTTGTTAAATGAACTTGACGCGCACTGCCGTAACCTTGGTGTATACTTTGAAAGGAAGGGCAATCCTTCTGTTTCTGAAAAGAAGATTGCTTCAGTCAAGGCTTGGGAGCGTTTACGCCGTGGACATTCTGCGTATTCAGAGGACGCAACGTCAGCGATCGCGTATATCAAGAGCTCGAAAAAGAAGGTCTTTGATACTTGCGCACCAACGGAAACTTTCACCCTCGCGGAGGTCGTGGAAAAGGCAGGTCTTTCGGAACCATTAATTTGGCACGATATGTTCGATGCGCTCTCTGTCGCTGAACGTAGTTATATGCTTTCAATACTACGCCGAGGCGAAAAGATCACAAGTAAACCTCGAATAAAATTATCTACCATACATTCTGCAAAAGGTGGCGAAGCAGATAATGTTTTGCTGCTTACAGATATTCCGCACCGCACTTGGAAAAGCTTTGAAAAGAACCCAGACGACGACACTCGCGTCTTTTATGTGGGGCTTACCCGAGCAAAACAGAATCTTCACATCGTACAACCGATGAGCAATAAATATTTTTCTATGTAGATAGTTTTCTACTTTATTAAGAGGGCGGTCTAGTCTAAGGTCTTAAAGAAAGTAAGACTGGAGGTTTACATGGGTGGTTGGATGCAAGTCGGACCCGATTCGTGGAAATATTCTCCCGATCATGGTTTTGGGGAACAGAAAACTTGGCCCCGCCATCGGTGGCCTTCTGAGTATCATAAAGGAAAGAAGATTATGTCTGAAGAAACAGTTATGGTGACCGAAGCTAAGAAAAAGGCCGCACAAGGGCGCTCCAATACTGGTCGGCTGAAAGTCGGTACGACCATCGTATTTAATAAATACCCAGAAAAAGGACCGCGTCAGATGATGCTTATCCTCGAAAAGCTCGAAGAGTTTGGTAAGGATGGCGTCACTATTGGTATGTTCTGGGAAAAGTTGGAGGGTCTGCTTCCAACTAAACAACCTGTAGACCGTGTCTACAAACACTATCATCGGGAGATGGTCGACAAGGAATACATTCGGATTCCTAGCTAGTCTTTCGATGCGGGGGAACGGCGGGTTTTTGGCTTTCTCCTTAGTTCGGCCTGTCGTTTCCCCATCCTTTAACCTGACGGAGAGGTTTATGGCTTCTATTCGTAGAAAACTCGCGGTAAACGCGAACAACTCTAAAAACACCCGCATGGATATTGCCAGTGCGGGTACGTTAGCAAACTGGCGACCAGATGAATTGGCCCATATCAGCCGGTTTTGTAAAATGGGTCAGTTAATTATGGGCAAAGCTAAAGAGCTTGGTCGACCTGTTGACATCCTTGAAATCGGATGCGGAGAAGTTTGGACGCTTCGTTATCTCTACAAGGCGTTCGTCTCTCGTAAAGAGGAGATTGTTAATAGTTATACCGGTATGGATATTGATCCCGCTTGTCTCGACGATTGGTGGGTAGATGATAACGATCCAGTTACTGAACATCAATGGTTCAAAACCATGACAGGTAATAAAGGCCGGATCGTTCTCCAAGACCTAACCGTGGACCCTGAACCTCCTGTTGAGGACGAGTCCGTGGATGTCTTCATGACAACGGAAGTAATCGAACACATGGGGAGGGAGTTCATTGAACCTTGGATCGAAGCATCGTGTCGTAAACTCCGTCCGAATGGCATTGCATATGTCTCGACGCCGAACCATGATGGGTCAAACGACATCCTCCCAAAAGACCACATCTACGAATGGGGGTACGAAGAACTCAAAGAACTCCTCGAAAAATACTATACCATCGAACGGCACTACGGCACGTTTACGCAAATGAATAACTTCAAGCGTAACCATCGTGCTAATCTACGCTGGCCACAGCACGTGATAGACGATATTCAAGGGCGGTTCGATAAGCACTGGCAACGTGTGATTCTTGCCACGGCGTATCCGGAGACAGCTAACAATGTCAACTGGATCTTGAGGAAAAAGTAATGGAATCGATCGAACGGTTCTTTTGGTGGATGGAGGAGAGGCACCGTATCTTTCTGAAGAAGGATATGGGCCTCTCCCGCAACCATTGGACTGACGACGAGATTTTAAAGACCTATCGCTTTACTAATCCCTTTAGAGAAAACGACAAGACAACCGTTTGGTTTAGGGAAAAGATGCGCGATCCCTTGAATGGGGACGACGATGTTCTCATGGCCACGGTTATCTTTCGTTGGTTTAATCTAATAGAGACAGGCCAAACACTTCTTGACCATAATCTCCATGTCGATTGGAACCCAGAGATTGCCCGAGAAGAAATCAAGAAGCAACCTAAATATGTGACCGGTGGGTACATAATTAAAACTCCCGACGGAATGGACAAGGTCGATGGGGTTATCTGGTGCGTTAACAACATTTGGCCCCTTCGCAAAACACTCGCCGACGATATCCGCTCGAACAACCTCCGAGGTTCATGGAACTTGTTTATGCAATTTCCGTACCTAGGAGCCTTCATGTCATATGAAATAATTACTGACTTGCGTCATACACACTTTCTTGATGAGGCCGATGACATCTATACATGGGCTAATGCTGGTCCCGGTGCTATGCGCGGTCTGAATCGCATATACGGTAGACCTCTGAACTTTAAGAGCCGTAAGCATAATTTTACGAAGGAGATGCACGAACTTTTACTATGCTCATCCGAATATTTAGCTAAAGATTTCCTACCGCGATTAGAGATGCGCGATATCGAGCATAGTCTTTGCGAGTTTGATAAATATGAAAGAGTGCGTAATGGAGAAGGCGCACCAAGAGGAAAGTACCCATGAAAGTTATACAAGGCGTAAACGTCAATGAGGTTTTCCAGATCGCAGTTATGAACTTGCGGGAGAGTAGTCAGTTGTTAGAAACGGACTCGCGCAATGGTCCGGTGTTGTCGTTCCCGACACCACTCACGACTGTTTATGAGCGACCGGATGAGCGTGTTCTATTTAGTGCAGAACGTAATTGTAACCCTTTCTTTCATTTTATTGAAGGGCTGTGGATGATCGCTGGTCGGCAAGATCTAAAGACTCTGACAATGTTTGCTAAGAAGATGGCTGACTTTTCGGATGACGGTGTTCTAGTAAATGGTGCTTACGGTTACCGCTGGACTGAATGGTTTGGACGTGACCAGCTATCTACCGTTATTGATTTACTTCGCAAGAACCCATTAGACCGCCGTGCTGTACTTCAGATGTGGGACTGTACTCAAGACCTTGGTTCTCCATCCAAGGACGTTCCTTGTAATACGCAAGTTTTCTTACGCGGTCGACCAGCCAGCCTTGGTTATTATTTAGATATGACCGTAACGAACAGATCGAATGATTTGATCTGGGGTATGTACGGTGCGAATGCTGTTCACTTCAGTATGGTTCATGAATATTTAGCTAGTTGCATGGGGATGGGTCTTGGGCGTTATTATCAAGTCAGTAGTAATCCGCATGTATATTTAGACGTATGGAGGCCGCTCGATGAAAAACTTCCTCAAGGGATTCATCCAGACCCTTATGAAGCGTATGAAATCTATCCGGTCCCGCTCGTCGATAAATGGGAAGAGTTCGATCTCGAGGTCTGTCTCTTCTTCGACTGGCTCCACAACGGAGAATCCCATGTGGGATACCAAAACCAAATCTTTCCGAAGACTGCAATACCTATGGTCGAGGCTTGGTGGCTCTGGAAAGAAAAAATGATTAACGAGGCTGTAGATAAGGCCCGTGAAATAGAATCACCGGATTGGAGGAAAGCCTGTGTCGAGTGGCTCGAAAGAAAAAAGTAAAATTCTACAGACCGTAGAAAATATCGCTGATGAAGATTGCGCGGGGCTTACACGCGCAGAAGAGTCGTACGGAGATAGTTGGAAACAGCGCGGCGGTGTAGGTGCCTTCATGATGTTGGCGCGTAAATGGGATCGTATTGAAAAACAGGTATTAGGTCATCATTACGATATTTTTTCTGCTATGGATGAGGATCGTCGGCCCGAGGGTCTTGTCGACGATATCAGTGACTTACGTCGGTATCTCTTTCTTGTAGAGGCCGAGATGCGGAACAGGACTAGTCAAGGTGACTAATAACATAGTAAGCTCTTATCAGACACTACCTGATAAGAAGCCAGCTATGCCAAAGAACCCGCTTCAACAGCCTTTGTTCTCTCCTGATAGCGATTGGACCCCACCTGAACATCTTCCTGACCTAACCGCAGCGAAGGAGATATGTATCGACCTTGAAACGCGAGATCCTTCTCTTAAAGAGAAGGGTGCGGGTTGGGCAAGGGGCGAAGGTCATGTTGTAGGTTACGCCGTAGCTACTGAATCTTGGTCAGGTTATCTACCCGTTAAGCATGAAGCAGGAGGTAACTTAAATGAGAAGCTCGTCAAAAATTGGTTACAGGCTCAAATCGACGGTGGCGCAGATATTATTTGCCACAACGCTTCTTACGATATTGGGTGGATGCGCAGGGAGGGTATCACTCTGCGAGAAAACCGGCTCATTGACACAATGGTGTCTGCCCCTTTAATAGATGAAAATAGGTTTAGCTATGCTCTTAACGCGCTTGGTAAAAGCTATCTTCAAGAAAAGAAAGACGAAAGCCTTTTACGTGACGCCGCCGAAGCATGGAATGTTGATGCTAAAGGGGGGTTACATCAATTACCTCCCATGTATGTAGGACCATACGCCGAGCAAGACGCAGCATTAACTCTTAAACTTTGGGAATGGCAAAAGGGTGAGATGACCCGACAAGATTTATGGTCGATCTTCGACCTTGAATCTTCGATAACACCCTTGCTTATCGAGATGCGGTGGCGTGGTGTACGGGTAGATTTAGATAAAGCAGATGAACTTTCTAAATGGTTTCGTGCGAGAGAAGAGGCAGCTCTCCAAAAGATCAAGAAACTTTGCGGTAAGAACATCGAGGTTTGGGCAAATAAGTCTATTCAGGAAGCCTTTGATGGCTTGAGTTTAGACTATCCGCGTACAGAACTTGGCGCACCATCATTTCAACAAGGCTGGTTAGAAGGCCATCAACACGAGATGCCCAAGCTAATTGTTGAAGCGCGAAAGATGAATAAAGCTAGGACGACATTCATCGATGGGATGATAATGTCAAACCAAGTTAATGGTCGTATTCATGCTGAACTTCATCCCTTGCGCTCAGACGACGGCGGTACCGTAACAGGTCGGTTCAGTTATTCAAACCCGAACTTACAACAAGTACCTGCACGTGACCCTGAGATTGGTACGAAGATTCGATCGCTCTTCATCCCAGAAGAAGGGTGTCAGTGGGGCGCGTTCGACTATTCGCAACAAGAGCCACGGATCGTGGTACACTACGCCCATTTGATGGAGCTACGCGGCGCTCAAGACGCCGTAGACGCCTTTCAACAGGACGATGCCGACTTCCACCAGATCGTGGCCGATATGGCGGGGATACCGCGTAAACAAGCTAAGAACATCAACCTTGGTTTGTTCTATTCAATGGGTGTTACTAAGCTCTCCGATAGTCTGGGACTTACATTAGAAGAAGGCAAAGAATTGTTCGCGCAATACCATGACCGCGTACCGTTTGTAAAAGCGTTATCGGAGCGAGCAGTCCAGAGGGCTTCAAAACAAGGAAGCATCCGCACGTTGTTAGGGCGGCGGTGCCGGTTCGATAAGTGGGAGCCAGCTCAATTTGGCACACGAAAAATTATGGACCACAAGACAGCGTATGCCGAACACGGTAACGCAATCAAGAGAGCATTTACCCATAAAGCAATGAATAGACTCATTCAGGGAAGCGCGGCTGATATGACGAAGAAGGCCATGCAGATACTCTACAATGAAGGTATCGTCCCGCATATCCAAGTTCACGACGAATTAGATTTTTCGATTGAGTCGCCAGAGCAGATTGAAAAGATCAAAGAGATTATGGAAAGCTGCGTCGAGTTAGCAGTTCCAATCAAAGTAGACGTTGACCTTGGACCTAATTGGGGCGACGCAAAAGAAATGGAGAAAGTGATCAGCCATGCCGAAAGTACAAGGGGGTGGACGAGGGGCGCAGAATCAAACTACACGTTCCAAAAAACATAAGTTAAAGGACCACGAAAAATATAACTCTGCTTTGTATGAAGTTATCCTTATCACTGAGTATACACGTGTCCGTAAAATCAACGCTACGACTGAAGATCAAGCTATAGGTTTTGCTATAGAACGAGAGCGTCGGCGAGGAAGCGCTATTGGGTATTCGTTAGGCGATATCCACGTTATCAGTGCTAATCAAATAGAGCGCGACTCATAAGTTTCACGTTTTTGCGCTTTTTTGACTAAACCCTGCCCCCTATACTATATTATTATAGTAAACCTTATTAGGGAGGCATGACTTGTCAGATATCAGTAAACCCATTCGGATCTCGCAGTCGCTAGCTATTTGTATATGGCGAGCTTTGCGAGAGGAGGAGCGTACCGAGGCTGACTTACTAGCGTCAGCGATTATCGGTAGTGGCTTCGAGCCAGTCTTCGACGATAACGCAGAGGGTCTTGACTTTTACCGCGAGTATCTTATCGCCCACGGTCTAGTCGAAGATGTCCCTAACAGACACTAAGGAGGAAGGAATGGATAGCACATCTAATTCTATGTTAGACGACTACGGTCGCCATATGGTCGATTATGGTCGGATGGTTGAGCGGCACCACGAGTTACTTTATCAGGCTCGATTAGTTCGTATGTTTCCCTCTGCACAAACGGACACTTGGCGTAAACATGCTTTTAATCTTCGGATGGCGGCAGATACTCGTAAGATCGCTAAAATGTACCTAACTATGGCAAAGATAATGCGCCTAGAAGCGGAAAACAAAATGCTAAAAGCACGTCTTGCTAATGATCACTATGGCCACGACTATGCAGCCGCATGACGATGAGGACGCCGAGATCCGGATATCTCGGCGTCAATGGATGGACCCAGATCAAAAGGAGAAAGTAATGGGGAAAAGTTACTCCGTGCTCGTCATGGGCACAGTAGAACGCAGAGTTATCGTAAGAGGTAAGTCGTTAGAAGAAGCAGAAGCAAATGCTTGTAAAGAGTGGGCGAACCTTACCGGTGGCGAAATTTCCACTGCAGAGTGTGTGGAGGCACATGAGGTCGTAGAGGAGAGCAGTAATGGGTAAACTAAAACAAATGCTGCTAGACCCGAAGCCAATGTCTCAGGAGCTTATCATTGAGACATTCGTTAAATACCCGCTGATTGGATTCGGCGAGGCATCGTTTTCTGACCTAGAGTCGTACCTAGGTCACCCCGATATTCACCCCGACCATTTCCCTAACGGTTTAGGTATCTCAGCCGGTGGGACGTGGAAACCAAACAGCACTTGGGATCTCCGCTGTGCTTGGGGGTTCATCTGGGACGATGGTCAGCGGGTCGTTATCCACGACCGTAATAGTCGAGTAAAAGAAATTGAGAACCTGAAATATTGGCATATCACTGGGTCGCGCGAGGCGTGGTATTTGTTGACAGAGGGCTATCTTTTTGATCCAGTATCTGTCAGCCTTGAGAAGGCAAGATGATCCTTGCTTTCCTCCCTAAACTAAGGCGGCTCTCGGGCCGCCTCTTTTTATCATAAAATAGTTTATTTTGGTACTAAACTTCTTTAGTTTGTTAGTTTACTATAATAATAGTTAATGAAGCGTTCATTAACTTCATCGTTGTCATATAGAGGGAGAAAGCTAAATGACAAACATTGAAAGCCATAAGTCGGTGGCTGTCGAAATTCCGACTTACCGCGTCTTAAAGGCGATCGCAGAGAAAGAGTTTCGTACCCCTTCGAAGCAGATTGCTTTTCTTCTTGCTCAGAATTATCCCGACGTTTGGGAAGAATTCGCTGAGCTGGAGACGCTTCCTGTTCCGGTTGCTCATCAGGATGGTACGGTAGTTCCGTTTCTTCATGATCGGGTTTCTAATGATCAGCGTTCGATGTATCGTACTTGGCAGGTCTTGATTTGTCTGTACCGTAATCGGTCGCTTGGGTTCTTGCGGACTTCTCAGCTGGCTTCGGCCATTGGGTATATGCACGATAATTCGTTATCGTCGGTGCTTAGTCGTCCCCGTGATATCGGACTGATTAATTCGCGTCCGATCTCTGCCGGGTCTCGCGATCTTGAGTGGTCCCTTACTGATTTCGGTAGGTACGTTTCGAAAGATCTCGATGATACGATTCCGGTTAGGCTTACTCAGGTAATCCTTGATCAGTACCAGCGCGACTTTATGAGGGCCGCGTCATGAATAAAGCCCACGGTTCACCATATGACCGTGGAGGGGCTGACCGTTATCGCGGTCGGCCCTATAACCCCCATCGTGTCGACTATATCGATGGGCGGGGGTACACGATCAAATCAGAAGATTTGTCTCCGCAGGAGATTTCTGAATATAATGTTGGCTGGAACCTTGAATTAGGTCGCAAAGACTATGGCGATGGTTCAGTTGTTCTGGAACAACAAGATGTTTAATTCAGGTTAGGGGGGGCAGACAAAATTCCTTTCCGTGGGCGGGGTGCCAAAGGTTCGACCTCGTCCCAGCTGAGTTAAGACCACTGACGCGTTGGGGTGTTAGTAAAAGATGGTAATGGTGGAGCTTGTGACTACCTCGAACAACCACGGCGAAATCGCGAAAGCGATCCTTCGTAAAAAGAGCGAGGTAGACGGTACTCGTAAGAGCCGTGTGGAACACCAACGTCATCCGGTTAAGACAAAGTGAAATACAAGGCCGTGGCTCTTGGCCTATCCTTACCCCCATCGGGCTTGCTTGAGAGGAGGATAGAACTAAGCAAAGGTGGGTCTGCCTTAATACATGCTCCACCAAAGCCACGGAACACCTTCCATTATTTTGAGATATTATTCGCCTTTGTTCTCCAGCATACTAATATAGTAAGACTGTAAAGGAGAAAAAAATGTATTCAGCTCAGATTCATTCGACTGGTTTTAACGGTACTAATGGTCATTGGCTAACACCGATATGTCCTTCGATCAAGGCTCTTGAAGCATACCTCGTAAAATCATTTAACGATGGTTTTATCTGCGATCCAAAAGTTATTGATCAAGTCGTTGTCTTAAAAGGGCGTAAATACAAAATGCCACAGATCCATGGCTTTTATGATTGGGTCGACGGTAAGTTGAAGCTCGATCGTAATAAACCGGTCGGTGTTCATAACGCGATCTTCTTTGGAGAGGCGGATGACTGATAAAGACCCATTCATGGACGATCTCGCCGAGGTCGTCAGTCGCTTGACTTATATCGAGATTGACCAGTTCGTCGATGCGATGTTTGCGAGAAGCGAAACCTTGCCCTACACTTTCAACAGGGCGGTCCATTGTAACTTGAAAAAACGAGAGGAGTCCTTGAAAGATGAAATGCTCAATATGTCACGGTGAAATTGATGAACACAAACTTCCTAACGGTGAGGTCTATTGGACACAAGGTCATAATGCGTGGCCGATCAACGATGGCCGCTGTTGTACGGACTGTAACCAAACTCGTGTCCTGCGTGCACGGATCGTCGAAATGGGTAAACAAGTTCAGGAGATCGAAAATGGAACAGCAAAGTAAGCCGTTGATGCGATCGTTAATGTATCTTCATATGAACCATACGACGAATGGTAGTCGCGCACCTTTCGTTCCTGAAAAAGCCACGCGTCACAGTTCTTGGCTCATTGTTCTTTTGGTGCTAGTTGTTGTCTATCTATTAGTAGCCCTCATCATCACCAATGGCTTCTAAGCTCCCTACTTTTGGTGAACCCGGAACTATTCAGGGGGCATTGGATGCTGACCAATGCCCCCGTTGTTTGGTTGCATTCCGTGAGCCAAAGAAAAATGGTGTGGTTCACTGTCTCGCTTGTAACTTGACAATCACTGATAATTTTGCGCGTAAAAGGCAACGCTTTGACGTTTTATTCCCGCGTATTGCATACTATAGTAATAAAGTAAGAAGTAAGCTATGCAATCAAAGGAGAAAGTGACATGGCACATTTAGTTGAAACAATGGCGTATGCAGGGGCAGTTCCTTGGCATGGTCTCGGTGTTCCGGTTGAAGCTGACCTGACACCTAAAGAGATGATGCAAGCCGCTGATCTCGATTGGACCGTATCTAAGCGTCCTGCTTATACGCTCACCGAGAGCGAGTGGCATGAGGGTGTTGGCGTTATGCCTGTCGATGGACACCACTTTATTACGCGCGATAACGATAGCAGTATCCTTTCGCATTGTGGCGATGATTACGTCCCTATCCAAAACGAAGAGATCTTCGACTTCTTTAAGAAGTTCACGGAAGCCGGTCACATGACTATGGAGACCGCTGGTTCGTTGAAAAGCGGTTCTGAGATTTGGGGTCTTGCTAAGATTTCTTCCGATTTCCAGTTGCCGGGTGGTGACGAGGTCAAGGGTTACCTCTTGATTAACCAGCCGCATCTTTGTGGTAAGGCGATGACGATCAAGTTCACACCGATCCGTGTTGTGTGTAACAATACATTGACCGTCGCCCTACGCGATGGCGGTGCAGCGTTTCGTATGCCGCATATCCGCGCTTTCGATGATGATGTCCGTCAAGCTGCAGAAGAGGCTCTTGGTCTTTCTAAGGCGCGGCGCGAGGAGTTCAAGGAGCAGGCAGAGTTCCTTGCTTCGAAGCAGTTCACTGGTGAGTCGGTCGCTAACTTCGTTGCCGAGTTGTACCAGAAAGATCTGTTCGTCGAAAAGGCCAAAGACCCCGAGCTGATCATGCGTGAGAAGTTTACGCGTACAGCCGATATGGTCATGACAGCGATCGACCAGTCGCCCGGTGCCACACTCAAAGCAGCCAAGGGTACTTGGTGGGGCGCACTAAATGGTGTGACCTTTGTCGAGGACCACCAGCGTCGTGGTCAAGAGACAGGTAACGCCATGCATTCAGCTTGGTTTGGTGCCGGTGCCGCCCGTAAGGGCAAAGCTCTCGAGAAAGCTATCGAGTATGCAGAGGCCGTATAATGTACGCGCTCTTTGCTGAAAATACTAACACCCATGAGCGTAAGTTCATGGGTGGTATTTGGCTCTCGCTTGACGAAGCTGGACGGTATATCAAACAGCTCGTTGACCTTTATGTTTGGCCTGATAATTCTATCCCTGTTGCCGTCGATCTAAAAGATGACATGAACACCTATGCGTTCTTTATTGACTTTAACGAGTGGGAACATTGTGGCCGCATGATTCACGAAACTAACTAATCTTTGCTTGGGGGCTTCGGCCCCCATTGCTCTCCCCGTAGGTTTGAGTGAGTGACTCCTTAAAACCTCCATCATAATCTCATAATGTCATAATTTCTTTGTAAGTGTCTCTTTTACCTTGGTTCTTGGTTATGATAACAGTGTTTATGGTTATGATAACAGTCTCGAACGATAAGCCGTCGCGGAACAATCTTTCTAATTATATTCTAAAACTCACTGGAAATTGACATTGCGGACGGTAAGATTTGTTGCTATCCTTACTTTGTTAAGTAGTTGGAGGCAACGTCTTGGCTAATGAAGTGACTACCTTGGAATCCCTTGAGTACACGCCCGTAGCTCCATCAGAGTGCGGCAACTATTGGGTTGCACCCGATGGTAAGAAACATCGTCCGCTCTCTCCGCGTCATAAAAAGTTTTGTACGCTTTATGTTCAAGGACTGTCTGGTGCGGAGGCCGCTCGACGGTCAGGGTTCACAAAACACAAATTTGGCGCAAAAGCTCAAGGTTCTGCCTTGCTTCGCAGGAATCCTCTCATCCGTAATCATATCATAGATTTGATGCGTAAAGAGGCTGAACGTCAAAATGTTTCGATGCAGTCACATCTTACTGAACTTTCCCGTTTGCGGGATGAAGCCGTGGATTCCGGCCAAATATCTTCAGCAATCAGTGCCGAGATCTCAAGGGGCAAGGCGGCGGGTCTGTATATCGAGAAGAAGGAAGTAACCGTCAACAAAGTCGAATCGATGTCGGACGAAGAACTAAGATCAAAGTTACAGGAATTGCTTGACGGTGACAACATGCAAGTGGTGAACGATGTATCGTACCGAGAAGAAATTATACCAAGCACTGAAAACCAACTTACCCAAGGTCCATTGGCAGAGGATCGAGACGGGAGCGCTGCAGCAAGGAGTACCTGACGTCAATGGTTGTTGGGGTGGGTGTGAGTTTTGGATTGAACTCAAGTGTACTACAACTGACAATGTCTCACTGACTCCTTTTCAATGTTCTTGGCACATGCGTCGTGCAACAACCGGAGGTCGTTCATGGATCATGGTGGCTCATTCAAAACACAATGCTTTGACGCTGCATCGTGGAGTTGATGCCCTTCAATTGATTGAGGGTGGGGTTTCATCATCAGTGGCCCATCGTCTGCATGCCCCAGTTGATTGGCCCATGGTTTTGCGGCTGCTTTGTATGACTGATTCACTGAGCGCGTAGGCTGTCTGACCGACTGACTGATTGACTGCAGTCCTTTCTTTTCCTGATAAGTTTGATCTATTTTGAGCTTTTATTCGCGCTCTTACTATACTATAGTAATTGCAAGGTTAAGGCGAGGTGCCTGACCACAACAGTCATAAAAGGAGAAAGCTATGACTGCAGCAGCTAAGAAGAAGGCCACTTCCACAAAGGCCAAGAAGACCACCACCAAGAAGTCTGATCCGATTTCTCTGCTTGCCCCCAGCATGGGTGTACGCGGTGCCGCGAAGGCAGCATTAAAGGTTGTCGATCCTGCCGGTAACTCTGGCATTCCTGCCCCTGCTCCGAAAGGGTTCAACGGTCGTAAGGTCAAGCTTCTTACCAAGGTGATTGAAAACCGTCGCCTTCCTAATCAGGCTGGCGTCATTCTCGATACGCTCGAGGCGCTAGGTGGCGAGGCTTCGCAAGAGCAGCTTGTTGATGCGATGCTAGAGCAAGGTCTTTCGACCGTGCAGACACCGAAGCGCATTTATACCTTCTATCGCAAGATGCTGATGGAAGATGGGTTTATCACCTACGCTTGATATTGATTGGGCGGTCGGTTCGCTGACCGCCCTTTCATTGTCCTTGGCCCCTGAGTGACTGACTGACGGTGCCTTCATCATCCCCCTCTTCATCATCTTTGAGTTGCCTCGCGCTGACTGAACATCAGTCATTGAGTCTTGAATGACTGACTGAGTTCTTTGTTTGTTTGACTGATTGACGCTGTTTGTGGCGTTAACCTGATTTGGGTTAACATGCGAGCTGCTCGCATGTTTTAAAAAAGTTCATACAATAGTAAATAAAAGCTTTACTATCTTATGAGCATGTGCAAGAATGAATTTGTTGGAAGGACGCAGTTGTCCTTCCCAGAAGCGAAAGGAAATCGCTATGACTAAGAAGCTCTCTAAGCCGTCCTCGAACGGTGCCACTGTTACTCCGACTGCCGATCCAAAGTCGATCGCACGTTGTGGTATCCCTGCCCCGTCGCCGAAAGGAAGCAATAACGTAAAGTTGCGGCTGGCGGAAAATGCGGGCGAGCTGCTTGCGGTTAAGCCGATGCCCGCGCAAGCACAGGCGATCTTGTTCGAGCTGCAGAAGCTTGGTGGTTCCGCCACCCAGCGCCAGCTGCTGGACGCGATGGCCGCAGATGACAGCTCGCTGTCGACTGTCCAGTCGCCCGAGCGGATCCTGACTTTTTACCGCAAGCGTTTGATCGAAGCAGATATGTTGATCGTTGGCTAATGTAACCGGCGGGGCTTCGGCCCCGCCACCTACTCGGAAGGAATGAGAAAATGAAACCAGTATTTATCGCACACGCTCGCACCATCGCAAAAAGAAAAGCTCAGGCATTCGGTGTCGTGCTTCCCTGCTTTCTTGGTCTGGGTGCTGCAGGCTTCCATCTTTTGTTCGGTGGCGCTGATCTGTTCGACAACATCGTCGGCATCATGCTGCTGGCGCTTGCCGTCGTTGGCACGCCATGGTCTCTGATCGGCCTGATCTGGTCCGTCGGTGACATGTCCGCCTGACACTGCTTTGAGTCCCAGCTGGACGCTGATCTGGCTGGGGCTTGCCGCGACCCCCATCCCCTAAAATCGCGCCGCACACACAAGAAAGTCTTTAGGCTGAGGTCGCTCGAATAATGCAGCATGAATTTTTGGATAAGGAACCTTCTACCCCTACCTCATAAAATAGTATGAAGGTCCAAGGAACCTTCTCCAACCCCCATTTTATTTTGATTTTGTTTAGTGTATCTTGGTTCAAGATTCATGATCTAGGGTTGATAAAATGAGAGATCCTTATGCTGAAGCCTCGGTTGAAAGAGATCGTTTAATCGAATATGACACAGGTCTGCAAAATTTTATGCAGGAAACTGGTCGCACGGACACGGATCCCTACGGTTATTCGGGCATGTTTTATGAGCCCGGAAAGAACCGGTTACTTGGCCGAGAGGGTGGTCGTTTTGGCAACGAGGGTCTTACGCAAACAGCTATAGATAATATTAATAGGCTGGCGTATGATCAGTATCTTGGGTTAGTTTCTGGAGAAGGATACAGAAAAGGCGGAAAAGGTGATCCCGTTCCCGGCTACGCCCCAGCTTTAAAAATTGGTTCAGTTGTTCCCGGTGGAACAGTGCAATTAGCTCCGCAGCCTGAACCTGCGGGTGCGTTAGGTGCAATAGGTTCATATTTAAAGGGCGGTGGTATAGTTGGGCAACTTTTAGGTGGTGGAAATCGTCCTAGAGTATTTCAGCCAGATGAGGCACCGGCTCAAAGTTTATTACAAAAGGCTAATGAAAAAGCCAACGAGATTTCTAACCAACCAAAAATAAACGGTGGGATTACAGGTGCACCGATTGATAATACGCCTGTCCAATCTGCGCCTGTCCAAGATATACCGGGTATGTATCAAACGGTTGGTTTAGATGCCCTAGGTTCTAGTCAATATTTACCTCCGGCGCTTCAAGATATGTTAATGAGGGCAGGTAAGTTAGCTCGGGATGGTGGCCCTTCTATTGGGGGTAATCTAGGCGAAGGGGGGTATAAAATTAAAATTGACCCGTTTGGCCAAGATAAGAGTATTCAATTTAATTATAAGACGCCATTACAAGATTTAGGTATCGGTAAATTATTTTCCCAAAATATGGATCCGCGTCAGAATTTTAACGTAACGGTATAATGAGCTATGCTCGATAACGCCGACTTTTCTCACTTACCTCGCGAAAAAGCTGAACTTGCGTTTGTTATCGCCGAAGAGCTAAAACAACGTGAAGTCCGTAAACAATCGCGCGAGGACTTCTTAACTTATGTCAAAACGATGTGGCCTTCGTTTATTGAGGGTGCGCACCATCGTAAAATGTCCCAGACGTTTAATCGTATTGCGCGTGGTGAATTAAAGCGCGTAATTATTAATATGGGGCCACGACATTCGAAGTCAGAAATGTCGTCGTATTTCCTTCCATCTTGGCTCTTGGGCCTTAAACCTGATTTAAAGATAATTCAGGCAACGCATACTGGCGAACTAGCCGTGCGTTTTGGTAGAAAAATTCGTGACCTCGTAGATACGGACGATTATAAGAAAGTTTTTCAAGATGTTTCATTGCGAGCGGATTCCAAGGCTGCAGGACGATGGGAAACATCGAAGGGCGGGGAGTATTTTGCGTCTGGTGTCGGAGGTGCGATCACTGGTCGTGGTGCTGATGTTCTTATTATTGACGACCCGCACTCGGAACAAGACGCGATGAGCGAAACGGCCATGGATATGGCCTACGAATGGTATACATCTGGTCCCCGACAGCGTCTACAACCGGGTGGAACTATCGTTTTGGTCATGACAAGGTGGTCAAAAAAGGATCTTACAGGCCAATTAATGAAGGCACAGGCTTTAGATCCGAAGGCTGACCAATGGGAAGTTATTGAATTTCCTGCAATTATGCCGTCTGGTGCGCCTTGTTGGCCAGAATTTTGGAAAATTGAAGAATTAGAGGGTATTCGAGCCTCGCTGCCGCACCAAAAATGGGCTGCGCAGTGGATGCAAGAGCCTACAGGCGGCGAAGGCGCGATAATTCAACGCGAATGGATCAAAATTTGGGATAAAGTAGCCCCGCCAACGCCTGAATATATTATCCAAAGCTACGATACGGCGTTTTTGAAGTCACAAACCGCTGATTTTAGCGCGATTACGACTTGGGGCGTCTTCCGTAACGAAGAAACCGACCAATATAACATAATTTTACTTGATTCGATCAAAGATCGTTATGATTTTCCGGAACTAAAACAGGTCGCTTACGAAAGTTATATACACTGGGATCCTGATTCAGTTATTATCGAGTCAAAAGCGTCAGGTTTACCGTTGACGCAAGAATTACGGGCTATGGGTATACCCGTACAAAATTATTCGCCTAATAGAGGGAATGATAAGATTGCTCGCACTAACGCTGTTTCACCCATTTTTGAGTCCGGGTTGGTCTGGGTTCCAGAAACAAGGTTCGCGGAAGAACTTGTCGAAGAATTGTGCGAATTCCCTAACGGAGAACATGACGACTTGGTCGATTCCACGACACAAGCCCTATTACGCTTTCGGCAAGGTGGGTTTATCCGCCAGCCGTCAGATTATGAGGACGACGAGCTTGAGTACAAACTCAAAAGTTTTGTATACTATTGACGGAGTAAAAAATGTCGGTTGAAAAGTCAATTTCTCAGTTGTTGGCGACTCCGCAAGAAGCGGAGATTGAGGTAGAGACAACTGTGGAAGAGCAGATGCCGCTTTTTGCTTCTGATGATACGGTTATGCTTGATGATGGTAGTGCTATTGTCGGGTATGTTGAAGACGATGAGGATGACCAAGGTGACTTTTATTCAAATTTAGCTGAAGAAATGGATGAAGGAGAGCTTGATGAGTTGGCTACAGAATTACTTTCGTCGTATAAAGACGATCTGGAATCGCGTCAGGACTGGCTTAACCAATACACCGACGGCCTCGACCTCCTCGGAATTAAAACCGATGACAGGGAAGAACCGTTCCGTGGCGCAACCGGCGTCTACCACCCGCTCATCGCCGAAAGCGCGACCCAGTTCCAAGCGGGGGCGTACAAAGAACTCCTCCCGCCCGGTGGTCCGACGCAAACGCGCATCCTCGGCGACGAAACGCCAGAAATCTTAGAACAAGCGGAACGCGTCCGAAACTATATGAATTTTATGGTTTTGGACGTTATGGAGGAGTTTGATCCGGAGCTGGATCAAATGTTGTTCTATTTACCCCTCGCTGGCTCTACTTTTAAGAAAACGTATTTTGATCAATCTTTGAACCGTCCGGTCAGTAAGTTTGTTATGCCGGACGATTTAGTTGTTTCGTATACTGAATCAAGTTTAGAAACGACTCCGCGTTTTACGCACGTTATCAATATGAATGAAAACGACGTCCGTAAATTACAAGTTTCTGGCTTTTACCGTGATACTGAAGTATTTGGGGATGAATTTACTGATTTAGCTGATGCAAAAGATAAAGTTCAAGATTTAACAGGATTTCGCCCTAATGCTCAATCTAACGGTTATATAACCATTTTAGAAATGCATGTTGACCTTGATCTACCCGGTTTCGAGGAAAAAGACGAAGATGGCGAAGAAACGGGTATAGCTGTTCCGTATATCGTTACAATCCACGAACAAACTTCTGAAATTTTAGCGATACGAAGAAACTACGATCAAAAGGACACAGAAAAGTCTAAAATTCGGTATTTTACCCACTATAAGTTTCTTCCCGGTCTTGGGTTTTACGGTTTTGGTCTGATCCATATGATTGGTGGCTTAACAAAGTCAGCCACCTCAATCTTGCGTCAGTTAATTGATGCTGGCACTTTAGCTAATTTACCGGCTGGTTTTAAAGCACGTGGCTTACGAGTTCGCGATGAAGATCTACCGCTTCAGCCGGGAGAATTCCGTGACGTTGATGCACCCGGTTCGTCGATTCGTGAGGCGATTATGCCGCTACCGTATAAGGAACCGTCTGGCACACTCCTCCAAATGTTGGGCGTTCTTGTTGATAGCGGTCGGCGTTTTGCGTCCGTCACGGATATTAACGTAGGCGAAGGGAGCCAAGCTAATCCCGTGGGTACTACTGTTGCGCTCTTAGAACAAGGAACGAAGGTTCTTAGCGCAATCCATAAGCGCCTACATTACGCTCAGCGTCAAGAATTGCGTATTCTTGCTAACGTAATCAAGACTTATTTACCGCCTGAATACCCCTACCAGATACCCGGTGATGTAGGCGCAAGCGCAAAAGCTGACGATTTCGATGATCGTATTGATGTCGTACCGGTAAGTGACCCCGCGATGTTTAGTATGAGTCAGCGCGTTACTTTAGCGCAAACTCAGCTACAATTAGCCCAGTCCGCCCCTCAGCTTCATGATTTGCACGAGGCTTATCGCCGTATGTATATGGCGTTAAATATACAAAATGTCGATAAGATCTTGCCACCAAAAGACGAGGCTGCACCGAAAGACCCTGTTTCTGAAAACGTGGATGCTTTAACGGGTAAACCGCTAAAAGCGTTTGAGTCGCAGAACCACGATGCGCATATTGCAACGCATAGTGCATTTTTGCAAGATCCGAATATTCAAAAGAATACGGTCGCTACTCAAGTCCTTATGGCACATATGCAAGAGCATTTAGGTTTAAAATATCGTCAACAGGTTGAGCAAATTATTGGATTTCCGCTTCCAGCGGAGGGGCAAATTTTGCCTCCTGAACAGGAAGCGATGCTCGCCCAAGCTACCGCCCAAGCAACAGCACAGGTATCCCAAATGGCCCAGCAGATTGCAGGAACAGGTCAATTTGACCCAATCGTACAGTTGAAACAGCAAGAACTGCAAATTCAACAACAGGAAGTTCAACGTAAAGCGATGGCAGATCAAGCGCGTAATCAGCTTGAGGCCGCTAAACTTCAACAAGATGGCGAACTTAAAAAGGCTGAAATTTCTTCGGATGAAGATATTGCTGCACTCCGCGCAAACGTCACTTTAGCGACAAAGAGGTAATTATGGCTAATACACGTGTAAAAGATTTAATGGCGATGATTGAGACTGAATTAGATCCTGATCAGTTAGAGGTTTTAAAATTCGATCTAGCTCAAGCTTTGGGTCAAAAAGACGTTGGTGTTACTCCGAGACCGGGTAAAAAGAACGGCGTTAAAAGACGTTCAGGTGGCGGTTCTGAGATGACAGACAAACAAAAGAAATTTGCTGCGTTAGCGGAACCGAAAGATAAAATCACTTATGCTGATAAACTTGCAGGTGCTGGTGTAAAGCAAGCAAGAGACGGAAATTACGGTGGTAGCGGTGACGGAGATGAAGTTCTTGCTGCGGGCCGTTCAAGAGGCGGTCGTAAAGCGATCGGCGGGACAAAGTTTTCGGGGCTTTTTTAGTGGACCTTATTAGCTATTTGCTAGAAAAAATTGAAAAACGACAGGCAGAAATTAGTGAAACGCTAATGTCGAATGGGGTGTCTTCTATAGAGGACTACCAGCACTATATGGGCCGGGTTTCTGCTCTCGGTGAAATAGAACAACTTCTTAAAGAAACGCGAAAGCGTATGGAGACTGCCGACGATGACTAAAAGGTTATACGTTCCTGACCGTGTAATAGAGGAACGCCGAGCTGCTAAAATTGTTGAAAACAACAAAGCAGAATCGCAAAAGAAAAAAGATTTGTTAAATCCTGCTACTTTTGCTTTATCAGATGAGCAAGCGGATGATTCACGTTCTGCATTAGAACGTCTTCCAAAGCCAACTGGCTGGCGTATCCTTATTCTTCCATATACTCTGCCTCAATCTACTAAAGGCGGTGTTATCCTTTCCGATGAAACGCGTGAGCGCAATCAATTAGCAACGAATGTTGGTTACGTTGTTAGTTTAGGGCCAGACGCGTATAAGGACGAGGGTAAATTCCCCGACGGTGCTTGGTGCAAAGAAGGCGACTGGGTAATGTTTGGTCGTTACGCTGGTTCTCGTTTTAAAATCGATGGCGCAGAGCCTCGGTTGTTAAACGATGATGAAATCCTCGCGGTTATTGAAGATCCCCGCGATATTATTGCAGTTTAGGAGGCATTTATGTCTGATGTAAAAGAACGGGAAGAGGTCGCGGAAGAGGCCGAAAACCTAGAAATTGAAATTGAAGAAGAGGTCGCGGAAGGGGAGCAACAAGAAGCTCCCGAACAAGCGGCTTCGGATGAGGAGCATGAGCAATATTCGGAGGGTGTAAAAAAGCGTATTGATCGCCTAACGTACAAGATGCGAGAAGCTGAGCGTCGTGAACAGGCTGCTTTAGACTTCGCTAAAAAACTCAAAGATGAAAATGAACAACTTAATAAAAACTACACTGAAAGTGCAGCAGCGTTCGTAACTGAATCTGAGGGTCGTATAAAAAGCGAATTAGCTGAGGCTAAACGTGCTGTTAAGCTGGCTTACGAAGAAGGCGATTCTGAAGCTCTCGCGGATGCGCAGGAACTTGTTTCTCGTTTGGCTGTTGAAAACGATCGAATTTCACAAAACGGAGTACGTTTAAAACAAGAACAAGAGTCCGCTTCGCCTCCGGAAGAGGTCCAGCCCCCTGCTCAGCAACAAACACCTGCCGATCCAAGGGCTCAAAAATGGGCATCGGATAACGAATGGTTCGGAAAAGATGAAGGGATGACCTTTACAGCATTCTCTATTCATCGTAGACTGATCGAAGAAGAGGGATTTGATCCTGCTTCAGAAGATTATTATGCTGAGATAGATTCTCGCATACGAAAAGAATTTCCTCATAAATTTGAGGAACAAAGATCAGGACAACGGAAACCCGCCCAGACTGTTGCTCCTGCTAACAGAAATGTAAAAACCGGGCGCAAGACAGTTCGTTTGACTCAAAGTCAAGTGGCTATCGCTAAAAAACTCGGTGTTCCACTTGAGGAATATGCGAAACACGTGAAGGAGGCTTAAATGTCTGAAATAAACAAAAGAACTCCTCGCGCTTCCGAAACTCGCTCTAAAAATGAGCGCAGGAAACCTTGGAAACCAGCTTCATCTTTAGAAGCACCGCAGCCGCCTGAAGGCTATAAATTCAGATGGGTTCGAACAGAAATTCGTGGTGAAGAAGACCGCAAAAATGTATCTGGTAGAATCCGCGAGGGGTATGAGCCTGTTCGTGCAGAGGATTACCCAGATTTCGACGCGCCAACCATTGATGATGGTCGGCACGCAGGAGTCATCGGTGTAGGTGGGTTGATGTTAACAAAGGTTCCTGAAGAGATTGCTGAAAGTCGCACAGAATATTTTGAACGGCAAACAGCCGATCAAATGACGGCGGTGGACAATGATCTTATGAAGGAACAACATCCTTCCATGCCTATAACAAAAGATAGGCAGTCTCGTGTAACCTTTGGTGGTCCTAACACTGATTAGGCCGCTTAACTTTAGCCCTTCTAGGAGGACAAAATGGCAAATAACGATTTTGCTTTTGGTCTAAGACCAGTCCGTACTTTGGGTGGTACTGCGAACTTCACTGCGAACGAGTACACTATTCCGTCAGGCGCTTCTAACGCTATTTTCCAAGGTTCCTTGGTAATTATGCATGCTGATGGTGATATCGACATTGCAGCCGGATCTTCGGCTGATATTGTCGGTGTGTTCAATGGTTGTTTCTATACCGACCCAACTACGAAAAAGCCTACCTTTTCCAACTTTTATCCCGGTAGTATCGCAGCTAGCGATATCGTCGCACAAGTCTACGACGATCCTCGTATTGTATTTGAAGTACAGTGCGATGGTACTCTCGCGGCTACTGCAGTTGGAGAAAATGCTGACACTACTTCAACGACCAGTGGGTCAACAGTAACTGGACTTTCTTCTACTGAGATTTCGTCCACTACTGGTGCTTCTACTGCTCAGTTGCGTATTATTGGCATCTCTAAAGATCCTGACAACAGTGACACCGGTTCTGCAAATACGAATGCATACGTTTTGATTAACGAGCATGCGTATACGCAGACTGCTGGCACGTAATAGGGGAGCTAGATAATGCCTATTTCACGCGCACAACTAGCTAAAGAGCTTGAGCCCGGTCTCAATGCCCTCTTTGGCATGGAGTATGGTCGTTACGAAAACGAACATGCTGAAATCTTCGACACAGAATCTTCGGATCGAGCGTTTGAAGAAGAAGTGATGTTGACCGGTTTTGGTTCAGCACCAACAAAAAATGAAGGTGGAGCGGTAAACTTTGATTCAGCTCAAGAATCATTCACCTCTCGCTACACCCACGAGACCATTGCTTTGGCTTTCTCAATTACTGAAGAAGCCATTGAAGATAACTTGTACGACCGTTTGGCGTCTCGTTATACTCGCGCACTGGCTCGTTCGATGGCTCACACAAAGCAAGTTAAGGCTGCTAATGTCCTTAACAATGCTTTTTCCTCCAGTTTTACTGGGGGCGACGGCAAAGAGCTTTGTGCAACTGACCACCCACTTTCTGGCGGTGGTACGTTGCGAAACGAGCTTTCTACTGCGTCTGACCTAAATGAAACGTCACTTGAACAGTCGCTAATTGACATCTCCGCGTTTATTGATGAGCGTGGGTTGAAAATTGCTCTTCGCGGCATGAAGTTGATTGTACCTCCTGCACTTCAATTTGTTGCAGAAAGGTTGTTAGCTTCTACACTGCGTACAGGTACTGCTGATAATGATGTAAATGCGCTTCGTAGTAGAGGTATGTTGCCTGAGGGTTATGTTATTAACCACTTCCTTACGGATACAGATGCGTTTTTCATTAAGACAGACGCACCTAACGGATTTAAGCATTTTGAACGTGCTCCCATCCGTACCCAGATGGAAGGTGACTTTGATACCGGAAACATGCGGTTCAAGGCTCGTGAGCGCTATAGCTTCGGGTTCTCTGATCCACGTTGTGTATTCGGTTCACCGGGAGCGTAAAGCTTCGAAACATTTGATCAAAGGGCGGCTTTTCAGTCGCCCTTTTTTCGTTTATAGTAACTACGTCCCTGACAGCTTTGGCTGACACTTGCCGCGACAGGAGTATAAAATGGCAAAAACAACCTTTTCAGGTCCAGTACGTTCTCAGCGCGGGTTTACCGCGCAGGGCGCTAATGCGATGGTAAATATCACCGCAGAAACCACTCTTACCTATGACGATCATGTCGGGCGTATCATTAAGGTAAATGATGCAGACGGTGCGATCACCCTTCCCACAATCACAACGGACACGCTTGGCGCTCGTTATACGTTTTTTGTAGGCACAGACTCTACAGACTGTGACATCAAAACAGACGGCACAGACAAGTTTGTTGGCTCTCTGGAAGTTATGGGCGGCAGTAACGCCTCCTCAACTTTTGTACCGGGCGCAACCAACGATGTCATTTCGATGAATGGCTCCACCACTGGCGGCGACAAGGGTTCTTACGTTGAGGTCACTGCAATCGAAGACAATGTATATCTTGTGCAGGGCGTTCTTGTAGGATCGGGCAGCGCGGCAACACCGTTCGCTGACAGCTAATAGGAGGTTGCGATGGCAGGCTCCATTTTTGCTAAAACAGCGACCAGTACAGGTTTGCTGATTGGCGGTAGGACTCGTCTTAAATCTTTCGTCATACGAAGCGCTAGTAGCGGTAGTCCTGCTGCTGTGTTTAGAACTGGCGGGGGGTCTGGCACAACGCTACTAACAATGACTTTTGTAGCAGGAGACGATACTCAAATTAATATTCCAGATAATGGAATAATTTTCGAAGACGGTTGCCATGTTACTCTTACGAACGTAGATTCAGTTACAGCGTTCTTTGGATAGAATATGGCGCGTAAAAAAGCGAAAATGCCGCCAAGAAACAAAAAGAATTTCCGCTCCACGAAGTCTGGGGCGGGGATGACTAGGGCTGGGGTTGCTGCTTATAGGCGAGCGAACCCCGGTTCGAAATTAAAAACAGCTGTAACAGGAAAAGTGAAGAAGGGCAGCAAAGCAGCTAATCGTCGTAAGTCATTTTGCGCTCGCTCTGCTGGTCAGATGAAAAAGTTTCCTAAAGCAGCAAAGAATCCTAATTCACGGCTGCGCCAAGCTCGTAGAAGGTGGAAGTGTTAATGAAGGCCGAAGAAGTTCTAAAACTGTTAGAAAAGCACGAAGCAGACTGCAGCAGTCGGTATGCTGATATACAAGATAAATTAAAGTCCCTTGATAATCGAATGTGGGGGTTAATGATTTTGGTCGTATTAGCTGCGGGGTTGGAGCAACTTATCTGATGGTAATTGGTCGCTCACAAATGCGGCAACAGGTTTCTAAGCCGCCACAAAAACGTAAATGGAGCGCAAAACGAAAAAAATCTGTAGATTGTAAACGGCCACGTGGGTTTAGTGAGCGAGCACATTGTGCCGGGAGAAGAAAAAATGCACGTAAAAAAAGTTAAAAAGGTCATAAAAGGTTTAAAAAAAGCATCTAAACTTCATGCAAAGCAAGCGCGGTCTTTAGGAACTTTAGTAAAAAATAAAAAATTTAAAAATTACGGGAAAAAGAAGAGGAGCTCGCGACGTGCCTAAAGATGCTTGTTACCGAAAAGTTAAAGCTCGCTATAAGGTCTTCCCATCAGCGTATGCGTCTGGAGCGATTGCTAAATGCCGAAAAGTCGGAGCAGCTAACTACGGAAACTCTAAAAAACGTAAAAAATCGTCTTCTAAAGTCGCGAGAGCGGCTGGAGGTGGCTATGGCAAAGCACTGGAACGTGCAGCGAATAGTAGAAAAAGAGCTAGCTCTCAAAAAAATGTTGCACGAGGATGCGGAAAAGTCATGCCGGACAGAAGAAAAGTAACAAAATACGCTTGAGGTTCTTATGGCTGTTCGGAAAACAAAAGCGGGTCTTGCTTTAAAAAGGTGGTTTAAAGAAGATTGGAAAGATGTACGCACTGGCAAGAAATGTGGCAGAAAGAAGGGTGAAAAGCGCGGAACTCCTTATTGCCGTCCTTCTAAGCGTATTTCCTCTAAAACTCCTAAAACAACAGGAGAGTTGTCGGCTTCCGAAAAAAGAAGTAGGATACGTCAGAAAGTAAAATTAGGCCAACCCACAAAAGGCAAGCCTCGTAATGTAAAGGCTTTGAGAAGAAAAAGGAAAAAATCATGAAGAAAAAAGGAATGGCTAAAGGCGGCGTAGCTGGCGGCGTTAAAAGACGCGCTAAAGGCGGCGCAGCTGGCGGCGTAATGGCTGAAGAACTTAACCCCGGTAAAATTGTTGATGTTTCGGCAATGGCAATGGGTGGTCCTGCCGACGAAAAAATGGTCGCACGAATGATGGGCGGTGGTCGTCCTAAAGGTATGGCCAAGGGTGGAGCAGCTGGTGGCGTTCGTCGTAGGGCGAAAGGCGGTTCTGCAGGTGGTCTTAATTCTGCGATTAAAAGAGTAAAAGCCGGAAAATAAATTGCCATATCTTCAGAGTAATATCACGCACTTTAAATGTTGGGTGCGGCGGGAGTACACGCATAACCATATGAAATATCACGGCGAGTTTTTACACGCCATGGCGATTGCGGTGACGACTATGCCGAGTCGTTGTTTGAGTTTTCAAATGTTGTTTACAGGATTTGAGGTGGACGAAGAGTCAGACGAACAGAACGTTCATGGTGGTGCCATGTGGGCGAGAATGCCTATAACTGCCTTAGTCGGTGATACGCCACTAGAAAAGTGGCCAGAACCGATGCCTGTTCATTTTGCTCAACCTTGGGACTGTATGTCGCATACGCATAGTGTTTATCGTTTAGATCGTGCGCATCCTTGTCCGTGGTTAGCAAAAATTGATGGTGAGTTCTATCCCGCGAAATACTATTTCACAGTGGATTACACAGAAAGCGAAATAGCTGACGACCCTGCTCAACATAAACAAAGCCATGTTTTAGAGCTTTTAGACGCAGGAAAATGGACAGGAAATATTGTAGCTCTACCAAATAATCGAGTTCGAGTTACGCATCCTGCGTGGTTTGAAACGGGTAATGGACCTCCAGATTTTCGTCCATCACAGCATATTCACTATTCAAAATCTGATTTAGACTATACTATGGACGTGAATCAAATTTTCGATAATTTGTATGCGAAAGATGAGTGATGGCTGTTTCTGGCTCTCGGAATTTTAATATTGATGTTTCCGACGCAATAGAAGAAGCATACGAGCGTTGTGGTGTAGAGGTTCGTACTGGATATAGTCTCCGCACTGCGCGACGTTCCTTAAACCTCATGTTAGCTGAGTGGGCGAATCGAGGCGTCAACCTGTTTACTATTGAACAGGTCACTACTACTTTGACTGAAGGAACCTCTAGCTATACGCTTGGCGCGGATACGATTGATATCTTAGAAATGGTTCTTCGTAGAGGTAGTACCGACACAACTATGACTCGCATCGGTCGTGGTGAGTATTTAAACATTCCCACTAAATCAGATAAAGGTAAGCCTTCCCAGTTTTTTGTAGATAGACAGGTAAATCCTGTTGTAAACTTATGGCAAGCACCAGAAAACTCTACTGATAAAATTATTTATTATCGCTTAGTTCGCATAGACGATGCTGATATATACACGAACGATTTTGATCTTCCGTTTAGGTTTTTCCCTTGTTTAGTCGCAGGGTTGGCCTACTATCTTAGCATGAAAATAGCCCCTGACCGAGTCGCACTTCTAAAAGGCGTGTACGATGAAGAATTTGCGCGAGCTGCGTCAGAAGATCGAGACAGAGCGAGTCTTCGTTTAGTTCCGAGGATTATTAGCTGATGGGGTTTGCGTCTGGAAAACACGCTAAGTTTATTTCTGATCGAAGCGGTTTTGCCTTTCCGTATTCTGAACGGGTGCGCGAGTGGAATGGCGCAATCGTTCATATAAGTGAGTTTGAAGCTAAACACCCGCAGTTAGAACCGACTAGAGATTTATCCGACGACATAGCCTTGAAAGACGCTCGTTCTGATAGGACGGAACCGGGTTCAGAGCGAATACTAACACAAGACCCCTTTACATCTGGCTCTTCAGGAAGCGCGGTAATTACATTAAAAGAGGTTGGCCATGGAAGAGTCTCTGGAGATAAAGTTCGTTTTAGAAAGGTAACAGGTTTTGATGGGTTTAGCAGCAGTACTCTTGAAAAAAGTTCAGGCTATTCGATCACAGTTACAGACGCTGATACTTATACGTTTACGGCCTCGTCCGGCACAGCAACCACGGGTGGTCAACGCGGGGGAGGTAAAAATGCAACTGTTGGGTCGGAACTCGCAGGAGTCGCAGCAACAATAAGCGCGGTATTCACGCTAACTGTTTCAGCCAGTGTGGTCACTAGTACCACGACATTTGATTCATCCAGCATTACGCTGGATTCAAGCACCAAAACTTTTGACGAGGGTTAAATGGCAAAGCAGGCAGTAGGAATAGGGTCGAGCGCTAATGACGGCACCGGAGACACTCTTCGTGCTGGCGCTGACAAGATAAACGATAATTTTAACGAGATTTACGCTGCGCTAGGAAACAGTTCCAGCGTATTGACTGATATCATAGACGCCAACGGACTTCTCGATGTTAGCTCTGGTGCTAACAAGATCGTATTTTACTATGCCAACCTAAGTGATTTGCCTAGTGCATCAACTTATCATGGGGCTGTGGCTCACGTTCACGCTACAGGTGGTCTCTATTTCGCTCATGGCGGCGCTTGGATAAGGTTGAATGATGAAACCACAGGTCCGGTAACAAAGTACACTGCTGGCACTAACGGAAGCTCGGCATACACTTTCACTGGTCCGGGTGCTACTTCAGGCGACAATCCAAACTTCACTTTCTATAAGGGTCATACTTACCTGATTGACAACACTGCCAACGTGAGTAGCCACCCGCTGCAAATCAGAACATCCAATGGTGGCTCTGCTTTCACAACTGGTGTTACAGAAAATTACAACTCTACCACTGGCCTGACGCAGTTCATCGTTCCGCACGAACCAAGCGACACGTCGCTTGTGTATCAATGCACCAACCATTCTTCGATGGTTGGAAACATCACGATAGTGTAGGAAAATAAAATGGCTTACACCTACGCACAATTAAAGACCGCCATACAAGAGTATACGGAAAACACAGAGACGGCCTTTGTGTCAAACCTTGATGACTTCATTCGCTCTGCGGAAGATCGCGTCTTTTATCTGGTTGATCTTGAGTATTTTCGTAAAAACGCCACAAGTGCAATGACACAGACTGATCCGTTTCTGTCCTTACCAACGGATTTTTTAGCTTCCTTTTCATTGTCTCTAACGAACAGTGGTTCCAAAGAGTTCCTGTTGCAAAAGGATGTCAACTTCATACAGGAATATAATCCTAATTCAGCCACTACAGGTACGCCTAAATACTACGCTAGGTTTGATGTTGATAATCTGATTTTGGCTCCCACCCCTGACAGTAACTATGTTTGTGAGTTTCATTATTTTTATCGTCCAGCCTCTCTTACCGCAGGTGCTGACAGTGGCACGACTTGGCTGAGTACAAACGCCCCTAATGCTTTGCTTTACGGATCTTTGTATGAAGCGTATGTTTTCATGAAGGGTGAGCCTGATATGCTTCAGTTGTACGAAAAGCAGTTCACCGAAGCTCTTAGTAGATTGAAGGATCTCGCGGAAGCGAGAGAAAATGCAGACGCTTATCGTAGAGGTCTGCCGGATCGGCCTCGGACATAAGGAGAAGAAACGATGGCTACAGCAAACGCAGCAACCAGTTTTTTGGAAAACAGGCTTTTAAGCTTTATTTTCAAAAACAACGCCGCATCTTTTAGCTCACCGGGTGACAACATTTTTGTTGGGCTAGCAACAGCGGTATCCAATTTTGATGATTCAACGGGTGAATCTGGAACTCCGGCTATAACGGAAGCTACCTTCACCAATTATGCAAGGGTACAAGTTGCAGCTTCTGCTTGGACCCTAACCACAGACACCGCCAATACGCAGACCTGTAAGAACACCAGCAACATAGATTTCGCAGCGTCCGGTGGAACAAACAACACAATTACTCATGTGTTCATAGCAACTCATCAGACAGATAGTCTAGACACGCTGGGGTCTGGTGGTAACGTCCTGTTCATAGGTGCGCTGGACGCAAGCAAGGCAATCGCCACCGGGGACATCTTCCGCATCAACGCAACAAACCTGACTATTGAGTTGAAGTAAAATGGCACTGGTTCTGAAGGACCGCGTCAAGGAGACGACTAGCACCACCGGCACTGGCACATACACTTTGGCCGGTGCCGTTTCTGGTTTTGAGGCGTTCTCTGAGATAGGTAACGGCAACACGACATATTACGCCTGTACGGACGGCACTGACTTTGAGGTCGGTATCGGCACTTATACGGCGTCCGGCACGACGTTAGCTCGTACAACAATCCTTCAGTCCAGTAACTCTGACAATGCCGTAAGCTGGAGTTCCGGCACACGCACCATTTTTTGTACGCAGCCAGCAGAGAAGGCGGTGTTCCTAAATGCGGATGGGGACATTGAGTTTGATAATTCACATCGAATAAAAATTACGAGCAATGGCAGTGACCCGGTTCTTGACATAGGCGGCGGTGGACCCAACTTCATCCGCTACCGAGACGGCACTGACTATTCAAGCACCACAAATGGCGTTGATCTAATTTATCGCACCTCCCCAAATGATTTGAGGATTGAACGCTCAGAAAACACCACAGTCATAGCCGAGTTTGGCGGGGATGATGGCCATTTCAAGGTCATGTATGCAGGCTCTGACCGTATAGAGACGACCAGCACAGGCACTACCTTTACAGATGACCTTACCCTGACAGGCGCAAACTACAATGTTGTGTGGGATGCTAGTGACGACGCACTAGAGTTTGCTGATAATGCGTCGGCTACTTTTGGTGCTGGCGCGGACCTTAAGATTTTTCACAACGGAAGTATAAGTTACATCCAAGACGCAGGTACAGGCGGGTTACGCATAATTGGCAACCTCATCACGTTGTTAAACGCGGCAAATTCAGAAACTATGCTGAAGGCTACCGAAGACGGCGCAGTCGAACTTTACTACGACAACGCCAAGAAACTGGAAACAACCAGCGGTGGCATTGATGTAACTGGTACAGTTACAGATGACGGTGCGACACACGATGGCGACGTTACCTTCACTGGCGCAAGCTACAACGTCTTGTGGGACAAAAGCGATAACGCCTTTGAACTTGCCGACAACGCCAAGCTAAAGTTTGGTGCTGGCGATGACATGGAGATTTTCTCTGACGGCACCTATGGCCGGATAGATGTCAACGACCTGATTATTCGCGGTGACGATACAGATAATAAACCATCGCTTTACTTCCAAGACTATAACACGAGTAATGTTGTAGATTACGACACAACTACAAATTTATATTTTCAAGGCCACAACGATGCTGGTCAACAGGTTACTTACAACACAATTCAGTTAATATCAATGGACGTAAGTGACGGCACTGAAGACGGCAGGATACAATTTGCCCAGCTAGAAGCTGGAGCAAGCGCAACCACCTTTATATTTGATCCATATTATTTTCTGCTTAACTCAGAACAACAAATTGCTTGGTATCAGTACAACGGCAGTTACTCCACTTATCTCAACCCACTTACGCCTACGGCAAACAGGTTCATAAAGCTGCCCGACAGGGATGGCGTGATTCGCGTCGTGGATCGAAATGTCATAACATCAAACCTTGCCGTCGGCTGGCACACTATTGCAGTTTTTCAAGGGCGTGATGATAGTGGGAC